TACTTAAAGGAAATATATATCTAAATTGTTTTCCTCTAATTCTACGGATACCTTTTAACTTCATAAAATCAGGCGTCATCCAAAATAATTTCTCTTTACCCAAAAATTCAGCATTTTCTTTTAATAAGGCTTTTGAACTTCTAGGGTGTATTTTTTCACCTAATGGTGAGATATAGATATCAGTCCAAATAAAATTACCATAATAAAAATTGGAACCTTGATATACATAACCTACTTTACCCACAATACCATCTGCCCAAGTATAAAGAAATTTCTTTTCAGGTAGATTCTTTTTTATCCATCTTATGACTTGAGATAACATTTGTGATTCTGAATTTCTAGGCATTTTTTCATCCATACACATCTTACCTATCTCATAATAATCTTCTGATTTTAGATTAGGGAATAACTTTTTAATAGTTTGTAATGGTTGTGTACCCCAACCCAAGGTTAAAACACCAACCAATTCCTCCTCCAAAAAAATACCCAACCAATGTTTAGTTAACTTTGGCATAACTTTTGAATAGTGTCTCTCTTGTACAAATTCAATTGCGATTGTTTTTTCAATCTCTTTTATTTCAAAAAAATATTTCATGTATTAAAAAGCTAGTTCACTCATTTCATCACATTTAGGACAAGAATACCATTTTTTATATCTTGAATCAAAAACTTGTTTGGTACCCCCACAACAATCATATTCACTTGTTTCATCTTTTTTAGGTCTTATCTGTTCTTCATAAAGACATATAAGAGTCTTATCTAAGATATAAGCGTATCTATGTTTTCTGGTTCTATTAATCCAAACACCTTGAACTTCTTTTGTTGCACCTCTAGGATTTACCTTACCGTCCCATCTAAAAAAATCTGATTTCTTATCTGTTAGACCATAATAAGTAAAATTACATACTTGGTAAATACTACCACTATGTCTACTATCATCCGCTAGTGTAATAACTGCCCTAATACCTTCTTTTTTTAATAACTTTATACTACCACCTAAAAGATAAGAAGTTGCATTAGTTCCGTTTAATTGGGGTAATACACAAAGTCTACTAAGTTCTAATACAGTTTGGTCATCATTAGATAAACCGAACCAACCTTTGAGAGCAACATTACCCTGTGGATTGGAAAAGGTAGCGACGCCAATAATAGATTCATCCTCTCTATTGATTAAAGCGTAAGAGAATTTAGCAAAAAATTTAGCCTCACCTAAGTAGTGATAAGTTTTTACAAATTCATAAGCTTCAGCTTTGGTTACTTCTTTGAGATAGAAAATATCTTTAGCTTTAACTTCTCTATCTATAAATTTTTTAAGTATTTCCTGATTCATTCACAAAACTATTTTCAAATAAAACATTCTTTTCTTTTTTTAGGGCGTCTTCATAAATTTTATGTAACTCTACATACTTATATTCTTGTTTTGTAGATAATTTATCCACTCTTTCATAAAGATTTTCACGAATACCTAATTCTATTGATTCAAAAACAATTTCTTCTATCTTAGTCATTTTAAAAATGATTTGTATTAATAAATATTAACAAAAATATAATTATTTAATAATACAAAAATAAAAAGAGAGGAACAAGCCCTCTCTTAATAATTTGGTGTCGGAATGGTGGTCCTTCTATTGTTTTCAGTGGTAGAGTACCCACCCTAATATTATTAACCCATTCTAGTTCGGGTGTCTTTTATTTAATTGAGACAAATCCAACTATCATTTTTACTTGGGATAAACAAGAGGTATGTTTTACGACCTTAAGTGTGGGGCTTTCCCACGTTTAAACTCTCCCATGGTCGCCAATTTATAATTTAATTTGAGGTAAATTGGTAAAACCCCTCTGTCGTTCTTACAAGTTTTTAGAAAAAAATTTGCAGAAACCATTCGTTTATTGGGTCTTATAGTCTCGTTTGACGTACCCTTTACACCTTAATGATTCGTGGTAACGGAATCGTTTTGACAGGTTTTCTAACCGTGAGTGGTCCCCGGCTTTCACCTTTACACCCTTGTAGTTAGACGGGATGTCAAGCCCTTCTTCCGATCTATAGCTTAAATTTAGTTTTTAAATTTGCTGCAGTTATTCCTTAATACCACTTATTTTTTAACTAACCCATACTATTACGGGTTCGTATCTTTCTGAATGTACGGTTTCATTCATAATATTAACAGGTGTTAAACTGTCAGGATTAGATAAAACCGACTTCAGGATTGAAGGTGAGAACCCACTAATTAAAGCGGTCCCTCTTTCATCAAATCTTGCCGGAAAATTACCACCACTTGCGTGTAGGTTCCAGAAGATTACACCAGGAACTGTGTAACCAGCTTCGGCGTACATACCCTCAATCATTTTTAGAGCTGTGACTTTAGCTCCGTCACGAATAGCTGAGTCAAACTGCATATCTGATAAGATAAGAACTTTACTCGGCATTTCTTCCTGTGGAATGTTAAATCTAACAGCCTGATTTAGAATAGTTTTAAATACTGATTCTAAACTTGTAGACATTCCCCAGTCAGCTCTAGATAGTTGTCTATAACGGTCACTAAGTGAACCCATTAATTTCTGAACTTGTGGTGTTGAAGAAAATGTCATAAACATATCTTTAAAAGCACCTTCGTTACGTTCAGAAATATAAAGACCCAAAGAGATGGCAACATCCATACAAGTTAAGTTAGAGTTTCCACCTACAGGACAATCCATAGAACCTGAAACGTCAACCAATGGCAGGATGAGTTCTGTTGAACCTTCCATGTAGTTAGGAAGAGCTTTCCATTGTTCATTAGCCAAATCTCTATTACCAAGATTAAGGTTTTTAGTAACATCGTAAGGGTATAATGCCCCTGCGTTTACCTTTACCTCACCTTTTTTCAGAGATTCAATAAAAGAACTAAATCTTTCTCGGTCATTTCTACCAAAGGCTTTGCTATATCTAGACATAGCTAATGAAGGTATCTTAGGATACTCAATTTTAGCCCACTCTTTTGAACACATTTTTTGTTCAACAGTGTTAGACAAAGAAACAATTGATTTTCTTAGGGTCTTAGGGTCCAACTTAAGAGCCTTACGAACTTTATTGAATACAACACCTTTACGTGGCATCCATTTCGCACATAGACCATTATTTTCTTTTAACCCCTTAACGATAAGTGATATAGCATCATTCTCTAATTGGGTTCCAAATAAAACATTTAAGTCATCCCATCTTCCGTATTCAGGAATTAGGTTAAGATTAACCTTAACCACATCAGGGTAATCGGTAGCCAAATAAGACAAGATGTTTCTAAAAACTTCTCTTTCACCGGCACCACCCCTAACATCACGAGCCCAAAATAAGGTTCTTAAAGCTGTGGTAGGTTCTTCACTGAAAGCTTTAGAAAAAAGACTAACCACTTTATCAGTACCCTTACCTCTCATTGCTCCAATAGAGAAAAAGAGATTAACACACTCATTAAGTGAAGATGAATTAGTAATCATCCCATTTTTAGTGGTTGTGTTCTCAGTCTGTAAAGCTTCCATTAATTGTGACATAATTTTTTATTTTTTTAAAATTAATATTTTTTTTAATCTTAGTCAAGTAATATTTCAAATTCTTCATCATTTTGGTTGTCTTTGATGATGTCTCTATTAAACATAAATTCATCAGCCAAATTACCTTCATGACTATCTTTTAGTTCAAATTCAAACATATTTTCGTTAAGGTATTCAACGATTTCTTTTTCTGACATTCCTTCCAATTCAGGATAGTCCTCTGGGTTAAAGTCAATAGCTTCGTAAGATTCCCACACACTATAAGACCTTGTCATTCTAATTTTCATGATTTTTAAATTGTTTGTTAAGTATAATACCTATTTTTTTATTTGTCAATAGGCTAATTTTATTAATTATTCTTTTTTTAAAAATTTTCTATTTCTTGTTTGACTTATTATTTAGTGTATTTTCTAATTAATTTAAAAATTTCTGTAATGTCTGTAAATTCAGATACAGGACTATCGTTTCTACCCGGTAGGAACATAACGGTAAATCCGTGATTGGCTGAAAATTTTTCAGTAACTCTTTTACCACATATCTCATCAATATAAACCCAAGGAAAGTTCCCTGAAAGTTTTACTTCAATTCCAATCTTATTTAATCTATCAACAAATACTTTGAGTTTTTCCATACTCTTATCTGTTGCTGTATCTTTTGTTTCCATTCTACAAATATATTAATTATTTCATTACTTCCAAAATAATTGGATCATCAAAATCATAAAAGCTAAAAACAAACACACAATTGTCTTTGTTGTTAGAGGTTCGTTATAAATAATATTATTTTTGTTTTGAATTTTCTATAATATCCCCATAAACATCATCAGTTGAACGACCCATCATATCAATCTTCTTTCCTTGTTCCCACCATTCGGTTTTAATCCAGTTGTCTTCATGATACCAAGTTTCCCAACCATTTTCACGAAGTAATTTAGATTTTTCTTCGTAGTTTTCAATTTCGTGTTTGTTCTTTAACATAATTTAATTTTTTATAAGGTAAAACAAAAATAATACATACTTATAACAAGGTGTATATGTAATTTTTTTTACAAAGGTACGAATAAGTTTTGACATTTCCAAATAAAAAACTACATATACACCCAACCGTTATGTGTAAGTGTTCCGCTTATCTTTCAATCATTTCAAGATAAGGTAAATCTCTACCTAAATACCAATGAGCTAAAGCTCTATGATTACCTTCTATACCAACAGATGGGTAGTCTAATCCGTTTCTTTTAATATCTTTAATTAGTTTTTTCATATATGGTTCTTCCAAAACATCACCTATTTCATATTCACCAAAAACACTCATTAAATATTCTTCGATTTCTTCTGGTTTTAATATTTTACAAACATAGTAATAATCCATTGGTTGTAATTCGGAATATTCATCGAATTGTATTTCAATATCATTCTGAATTTTTTTAGGTAAATCTTCAAATTCATATTTTTTACCTATAATAAAATCAAACTTATTAGTATCCTCATTCAAGAATTCTCGAATTGTGGTTTTAATAAAATGTCTCAAATCTTTCATTATTTTCTTTTATATATAAATATTAAGATTTAATATTCACACCTACACATAACAAATGATAAACAACATTAAAACGATTGTTTATCATCAGACGTTATACACAATAAAAAATTATTCTTTTTCATCGGTATTAAAATCACTTGTTTTACCAATAGTTATCGTAGTATTAATAAATTCAAGTTTCTTCTTCGGTTCAACTTTAACATTTAATCCAATACATTCACCATCTTTATAAAGTGGTTCTAACTTGAATTTATTAATCTCATATCCAAGTTCCTTTTCAATCATTTCTTTTGTAATTTCCATATCAAGTGATTTTAATTTGTTTATAAATAATTTTTGACTGTGTATAACAAAGTGTAAAAAACATTAAAACGATTTTTTACACTCAACCGTTAGCGGTAATTATTTAGAAACCATCTCCAATGCTCTGCTTTCCATAGGTTAGGGTTTTTAACATCTTCTAATTCGGTTGGTGGGTATTCGTTTTTAGTGCTATTAAACAACTTGTTTACGTGGTTTTTATGTAAGCAATACCACATATCAGCCTTTTCTAAATCACTACCGCTAACAGCACCTAAACAAGATGGCTCGTTTTCGTTTTCTAATAACTTTTTTTTTGTATTCATAATTTGTGTTTTTAATAATATTTTGTAGTGAAAAACGCCACCTCGTTTAGCTGCAAACCGTTATACACAATATTTTTTTTCACCCTCATCCCAACCAGTACCACATAAATCTCTATGTTGATATTGAAGTAAACCTTTATTCACAACAGGTTTCTGTATTTTAACATAAACATTTTCATCTACTTCATAAACTTTTGAAACTCTTACATAAACATTATTAGTGTCACCAGTATAATCATATACTAAACAATGCACTTTATTTCTATTATCCATATTTACTTTTTCACAAATATACTAATTTATTTCTAATTTATCAACCATCCCACAAAAATACTGGTTATAACAAATGATAAACAACATTAAAACGATTGTTTATCATCGGACGTTATATTCAATTTTTTCCAACATTACGTCTAAGTGGTTCTTTTTTGAAAAAGTATCCTGTTATATCCACATAAGGTAATATTTCTCGGTCTCCTTCGATGGTGGTTGTACCATTTTTACCTTTTAACATCACAATTTTATAACCAAATTTATTGGACAACCATTTGATAAATTTTACGTGTAATCTTTTCATAATCTTATATTAATTTTAATTTTTTTCAATCTTTCAACAAACCTTGTAATTTTATCACTGGTTAGTTTTGTTGCTGTGTCTATTACTTCCATAACATTCTAATTTTTCATCTTTAACATTCCACAAATCTTTTTTTCCTTCCGTCATATGACAATTGTGTTTCTTACCAGTTCTTTCAGCAAAATCAACAATAGTATCGTTGTGACGATTACGAATAAAGTGGGGACATTCTTTACAAGGTTTTTTCATTTTGTTTGAGTATCAATGAAATCTTTTACATCTCTCAACTTTTCTGAATTATATTTAACACCATTAACAATAGTTTCATATAGATACCATTTGGTGAATCTGTTATCGTCTTTTTGTATTGTACGTGGATCTCTATTTTTGAAGGATTCTTTAACTTTAGATCCTTCATACTTCGTAATGGTGATTCCCTTGTACTCTCTTGTTGTTTCTTTAGCTGTCCACATAGATACAAAGATATAAAAAAATCCCACATGATAACATATGGGATTAATTTTTTTATGATTTTTTAAAATTAGACTATTTCAACAATCTCTAAATCAAAAATTAATTTTTTACCAGCTAATGGGTGGTTAGCGTCAACAGTAACAGTTGTATCGGTAATTTCTGTAACAAGAACAGGTATTGGTCCTGCTTCTGTTTGTGCTTCCAACATTTGGCCTTCTTGTACCCCCTCTGGTAATCTATCCAATGGTACTTGATTAATTAATTCTTCTCTAACTTCTCCGTAAGCATTTTCAGGTTCCAACTCAACAGTTTTTTTATCACCTGCCTGTAAACCCATAACACCTTGTTCAAAACCAGGAATTAACATTCCCTCACCAACTGTAAATTCAATTGGTTCTCTACCTTCAGATGAATCAAAAACATTATTATCCTCAAATCTACCTGTGTAGTGTACTTTTACTTTGCTACCTTCTTTAATCATTTTATTTATTTTTTTTCTAATTATTTAAACAATGATACTTTTAATTTTTATCATTGTAAAGTGCTATCATTTTTTTCTTGTAAAATTAAAGCACCAATTCTATACATTTTCTTTTTCCAAGTCTCAGCCTTTTTATGGAATCTATTTTCAAAAAATTTAAAAAATACATAAGGGTCTTCTTTAGCTTTTTGTGGTACATTATCCATTGTTATGTTAGCACCCATGTTACCCATAGCTCTAACACCTACTGATAATATATTATCCCAAAGGTCGATAAGTGATTTAATTGCTTCTTCTTTTGAACTGGTATCTACACCCAAAGATTTAAAACGTGAACCATGTATTAAACTATGTAACATAGCTAATGGATTAGAAAAATCCATTTCCTCTTCAGGGACTTCAAATTTATTAATAAACTCTTCAGCATTAAAATTCTCTAGTTTTTTCATTTGTTCCCATAAATAACTCTTATGTAGTTCACGTAAAAAATCTTCAGTATTATTAATGTTTTTTCTTTTTAATCTATAGTATAACTGATTTATCCTAGCGTTTATTTCAAAAGATAGGTGTAAATAAACTAAATTTAAAAATTCTGACCACCAATCAATATTTATTTCACTAAAATGTGGGTTGTTACTTAAAGCGTTTAAAGCGGTTTCACGACCAAAATGACTAGAACCACCACCTTTTAATTGTTTTATCTTTTGGTAAGCATGTAATAATTCGTGTGACACCGCCTCTTCTAATTCAGTAATGTCTTTCTCAGAAACACCCTCTAACTCTACAACTAAATTAAAGTTAAAAACCATTTCGGATACAACTTTTGCCTTACCTAAATTAGAAAATCCTTTATCTAAATCTAAACTTACAGACGCTTGAATGGTACTTTCTTCTTTACTTAAAATTGCTGATGGTACTGCTACAATAGAAACATTTAATGTTGGTCTCCATATTGGTAGCTCTTGAAAATTTTGGGATTTGATAAACTCTTGTATATCATTAAAACCCATCTTTTTCATTATTTCTTCCATGAATACTTTACCTGATAAAGATATATTTTCTGTTTTAAATATTTCGGCTTCTATTTCTTCACCAGTGTCAGGGTCATTGTAATTTATTTCACCCCTTTGTTCCCAACCTAATTCAGATACTTCCTCAACAATATCTAACATAATTTCAGTGAAAGCTCTAACCCACGGGTCAAGAACTTTTGGCACACCCATTATTTCATTTATTAATTGTTTTTTCATTAATATTTTATTAATAAATATCCTTAATTAAAGTTAGGCATTTCTTTTAATTCTTTTATTTTAACCTCTTCTAACTCATTAATTTCTTTAGGTATAATTGGGTTTAGGGTTACATATAAATCACCTATAATATTTGTGGACCCATCAATAAAACCCTTACCTTTTAATCTAAATGTTTTATTTATTTCAGATAATTTAGGGATTTTAATTTTCACAGAACCATCCAAAGTCTCAAATTCTGATTCAACCCCCAATAATATATCTAAAACTGGTATATCTAATTTTCTTCTTAGGTTTAAACCGTCTAATTCATAGATTTGATGAGGTTTAATTTTAATAACAAAATAAACATCTCCTCTACCAACACCCTTTGACCAATTACCCATATTAGGTTGAATAAATAAACTATCCTGAGTAGTACCTTTGGGTATGTTAGCCTCTATATTTTTAACTCCATTAATTAACCCATTACCATTACAGGTATAACACACAGATTTAAATAGTTTACCATTACCACCACAATTATTACAACCAAACATAAAAGGTCCTTGTGCTATATACCCATTACCACCACATTGATTACAAGTTTGTGGTTCAAAGCCACCTTCACCATTACATTTATTACATGGGTCTGTAACTTGGAAATTTATTACTTTATTTGTACCATAATAAGCCTCTTCTAAATCAACTTCTATTATTAATTTTAAAGGTTTTGCTTTAGCATTACCTCTTTGAAAAGGATTGAACCCACCAAAAGGATTGAACCCACCAAAAGGGTCTCCTTGGTTTTTCGGTTTTTGTTTTCCTGTTAAAATTTCATATGCTTCTACTACCTGTTTAAATTTTTCCTCAGCTTCAGTATTATTAGGATTTAGGTCGGGGTGATATTTTTTAGACATCTTACGATAGGCCTTTTTTATTTCATCATCACTGGCCCCCTCATTTAACCCTAAAATTTTGTAATATTCCTTCATTTGTTAATTATAATAGTGTGGACATTTAATGTAAATCTATGTAATATTAAAATATGTATCAAATAATTTTAACAGAAAACGACAAAAAAATCAAAATACTTTATACTTACAATCGTGAGTATGATGCATTGTATCGTTTTACCAATGTTAGTAATAAAGAGATATTATTTCCAAAAAAACAAGTCTATAAAAATAAAGTTTTAACCGAGGTTAATTATCATGTATTACTTCTTAAAAAAAGAGGTGATGGTGATAAGGGTATTACTATAAGGGATAAATATGGTAAATTACTAGAAACTTTTACTGAAGACTCTGATTGGGTTGTTCTTGGTCGTTCTGAGTATAATATGGAAGAACAATTTTCTGTTACTGGTGCTAATCGTAAACTTAATCTACAAGAAATAATTAATTATGTTTTATTGAGTAAATTAAGTGATAAAAACCCTAAACAAGTAGTTATATTGAATAATAAAATAGTGGTAGAGGGTATTACTTTAAATATGATTACCTGCAAAGATGTTAATGAAGCTGTTAGATTATATAACAAGATAAGAGTTCATTGTTATGATAATAAAGTTAAAAATATAATATTTTTTGGCTCTGTCCCTAAACAAAATAAAAAGGAGTGGTATAAAAAAATACACGAACAAACAGGTGTGGGATATAACAGACTTTATAGAAATTGTAGTCGTTAATTTTGTCTATATTTTTTTGCTATATGTTTTCTTACCAAAGACATTATTTGGGTTTTGGACATTCTATAATCTTCCTCGTCAACCCAATTTTTTAAAACAATCTCAGAAACTTCAGACATTATTGGTTCCAATTCTTCCTCTGGTACCAAATCTTTTATTCTTTTTCTTATTGTTTTAATGTAATGTTTTATTTCATTAAGCATGTGTAAGTATTTTCTTTAGAAAAGTTTTTCTGTGGTATTTGGTCATACCATCCTCTTTAATAACATCTATATGACCCTTACTACCATACCCTTTATTTTTTTTCCATCCATATCCAGGAAATTTTTCATCTAATAAATTCATGTATTCATCTCTATAAACTTTAGCTACTATTGATGCTGCCGCTATAGATAGATATTCGTTATCACCTTTTATTACACACGTAAAAGGTATGTCATCGTAAGATTCAAAAACATTACCATCAACTAAAATATGTTCAGGTTTAACAGATAACTCACCTATAGCTTTATTCATTGCACCGAAAGTAGCATTCTGAATATTGTATTTATCAATATCTTCCACGTCAACCAACTGGACAGACCAAGCTAAAGCGTTTTCTTCAATTTCTTTTAAAGCCTTTTGTCTCTTTTTTTCAGATAATTTTTTTGAGTCTTTAATTAATTCTGAATTAAAGTCTTTAGGTAGGATTACGGCTGCAGCAAAAACAGGTCCAGCTAATGAACCTCTTCCGGCTTCATCTAATGCGGCCACAAAACCATTTGATATTTCTATATCACTTTTTAACATACTCCCATTTATACCCATAAGCTGTTTTACTTTTACCTTTACAAACCTTAGTTATTGTTGACCTATCATAATTTAATTCACTATAAATTTGTGATAGTGAATCCCATTTTTTTACAATTTCATTGTTTAATGTTTTTTGTAACACTTCTTTTCTTGTTTTTTGACTCAGTCTTGCTAATTGTCTAATTTCTTTATTAGAGTACCTTTCTTTTAGTGAAGAAGAAATTTTATCTCTAACTTTTTTATCTTTTGTCGGGTGGTTTGTTAAATTTCTTATTAATAAATCTGGTCTTTTTTTACCTTTCATTGGGTTAATAAAGCCATTCTTGTAATTTTCCTTTTGTATTAACGATAATTTATTTCTAATATAATCATTCATATTTGAAGCGTCACCCCCATTTGTAATATTAGTTAATTTACAACCCTTTTCTTTAAAAAATCTGATCCAAAAAATTTCTTTTTCTAAAGCCTCTTTCTCTGTTTCAACACATTCAATTTTTTCTATTATGGGTTTTTTATTTTCGTTTAACAAAGATCTAATCCAATTAGATTTATGTGTAGAATCAGCTTTTGTTTTAGATTTAGTTATATGAGCGTTTAACCTAATATTTAATTCGTTTTTTGTTATACCAACATATCTTATAGAATTTTCAACATCTTTTAACACATATATTTTATACATAAAAAGTTTTATATATAAATACGTGATTACCACCCCAAAGTTCGTCTAACTGATTTTTTACTTAAAAATTATATCCCAATAAGATTTTCGTTTAAATAGGATTTAAGACTCATTTTTGATAAATTTAAAATTTATACCAAAAATCTCCACTTCAAACTCTTGGTTTAAATCAATATTACTGTTTTGGTTTTTTTCTCTTTGAATTTCTTTATGTACTTCTGTATGTAAATTTTTATTCAAATCAAAAACTAATTCTTTAGGTAAAATAAATTTACCACTTTTAACTTCTTCCATGTTTGCCATTGAATAGGCAAAATCAACAAAACTTTTTAATTCCATCCTAATAATTTTTTGAATTTGGAAAATAAAGAAGGTTTTTTTTGTACTTTATTAGGTTCTTTTAATATTGATTCACCCAAACCATTCTGTATTTCTTCAATGAATTTATTTTTTTTAATTTCAGTAATTAAAGCGTCCTGTAATATTTTTCTCTTTTCTTGCTCTACTTCCCACTCTTCTCTGTTCATATAAAAATTTTTTTAAATTTTTTTTAATAGACTCATTTAAATTTAATATAGGTTCTACTAATTGAAAAGTTTTACCCCAACCTTTATGTATAGGTCTTGGTAAATTATTGTTACCAGTCCACATATAGTCATCATTTTCATCCATTTTTAGATTCAAATCTAACTCTGTATCTGTATAACCAATAAAAACGTGGAAAATACCTCTATCATTATCAACAACACCTAATTCTTGTATATCTTTTACTCTATTGGGGTTTATGTTTATTTCTTCTCTTATTTCTCTTTTTACACATTCTAAAGGAGTTTCACCCTCAACATCCATAGTACCAGTTAAAATAGACCACACAATCGGCCTTTCTGCTCTATGTAACAAAAGAAAGTTATTTGTATCTCTCGCTATAATTAAAATTCCTACAGACTCTTTCATTATGATATAAAATATACTATACTTATAAATATAAAACAATCTATATATGAACACACTTTTATTTATTTTAATTTCATATGGAGCCTGTAATAATTTGATATATGGTTCCATTTTTGAGGGTTGGAGAAACTTTTTATCCAAAATGGGGACTGGTGGGTATAGTTTTCACAAACTATTTACCTGTTTTATGTGTTTGGGTACTTGGATGGGTTTTGCTCTATCCTTAATCATGTCTTCTTTTGGTTATGGTGAGTTAACTCCTGTTGGTTCATTAGGCATCACGAATTTATTTTTAATGACTTTTTTGAACGGGTTATTATCAACAGGTGGGGTTTGGCTTATACATACCTTTCAAGAAATGTGTGAAAGAGCGTTTAATGAAGATTAAAAAAGGGACTTTACAGAGTCCCTTTTTCTTTTACAAATAATTTATCTAAATTTCTTTCCTCTAACTCTTCATAAAAGGTATTAAATTTCATACTATCTATAACATAGGAAGAAATTTCACCTTTATTTATTTTAGAATCTAACCATTCAGTTATTTTATTATTAGCTGTTTCATCATCAACAGCACTAAAACTTTTCATACAATTAAAAGTCCTATCACCTTTTCTAAACATAACATTTAAATCAGTTTCAATTATATGACCTAAAAGCTCAGCGTCACGTAAATTTTTATTGTATGATTCAGTTAATACTACGGTGTATTTAAATTCGTAAAAATTTAAATCTTCTAGAGCTTCTACTATTTTAGGTAGATTCACAGTTTTATGATAATTTTTTGGAACTCCCATATGTTAAGCTTTTTCTGTTTTTTTTCCGTTTACGTTATTAACAACCTTTTCTAAATCTAAAGTATTTACACCTTTGGTTTGTGTGTCTCCATCTAGTGATGGGGTTGTTGTGTTAACTTTAGTATGATTTAATTTTAGTGAATCACCTTCAGTTGTGAATTTTAAATGATTTAATTCATCTAAACTTTTAGTCTCAAATACACGTTTTAATTCTTCAACTTTAGCTTTAAGTAATCTTTCTTTTTCTTCAACTTCCAAATTATAATTGATAACTTTCTCTTCAATAAAATCTAAAATTTGATCAAATGATTTTGTTTCTGAATAAAACATTGTGTATAGAGTATTACCACCTTCTTTAGTTTCTTTTTGGTTAAACATAATGTCATCATTGTGTTCAACGTCCCAAGATCTTTTTAAGGTGAGTTCCACTATTTTATAATTTTCGGCGACCTTTAACCCTTTAAAATAAGGTTGTAATATGTCTAATCTTTTTTGTATCATTATAATTGGATTCCTGTAAAAAACGTTGTAATAATGTATGAAACAGAAAGACCTAATAAAAATCTATCCCACTTTGAGATTTCATATTTAGTAGGCACTTCCTCCCTCAAACCGTTTACTATATTCCATATGTGTTTTGAACAATTCAATACACAAAGAATGAATATAAGTAATAAAACTTTATTTAAAATAAACTCTCCCATTTAATTAAGACACCATTTGTCTTTTAGTGTTACTAATTTCGTCTCTTGTATCTTTAGCTAAATTACGAATGTCCTGTAAAGCCTTTCTAGCTCTAGTTCCGGCGGTTTTATTACCTTTTTCGATAAATTTAGTATACTCTTCAGTAAAGAGTTTAACAAGGTTTTCTAGTTCAACAACTTTTTCCATTTTAATTTTTATTTTGTTTTTATTATTCCCCTTTTTTTTGTGGGATTATTAGATTATTAGTAGTAAAAGATTCCCAATAACTCAACATTAATGAAGAGTCTTTTAATCTACCTAATTCTTTTTTTATTTTTTCAATTTTTGCTTCAGGACTCACACTTTTGTCCAATATAATATACTCAAGATTAACCTCTGCTTTGAGTTTTTCTTGCAATAGTTCATTACTAATAATATCTAAATCTCTAGTATTCATAAAACATTTTTATATAAAAATACCATCATTTAATAAAAATTAAACAATAATATGAATTAATTTACAATAAAACTTTTATTAAAAATTTTATATAACTCTATCAAAGTTTCATACTCAGACATAGTTTTATTTTGATTATAATCAAATAAATCCCCCCAAAAAGAACTTAACTTTTTTATAATAACATTATTTTTATCCTCCTCATCGTAAAAAGATTCTTTATAAAACTCATGGAAGTAATTATACAATTCTACTGAATCTATAAAATAAATTCTTTCTTGTTTAAAAGAATCGATTATTTTAGACCAACACCATTTAAAATGTTTAATTCTATCTTCTCCTATAGTAATATCATCACCCATATAAGTAGTAATAACTAACTCATTTAACGCATAGATAAAGTCTGAAAATAATTCCATTCTTTCCTGTGTGATATTGTTTATTTTATATAGTAAAAATAAATCTTCCTTTTTCATAGCTTTTGATATGTATTCTATGAAATCTATCGTATTTAATATTTTTTTAATTTTAGTCATTGTTTAATTAGTAATAGATAGATTTTCCTTTGTAAACCTTTTACACAATATCAATCGATTCTAATAATGTGTAACTGAATTTATTACCATGTATTTTAGAAGCTTTTTTACATATCTTCATGAATACATCAAAATCTTTAACTCTTTTAAATACTTGGCATCCCGCAGACCAATTTTCTACCCAAGTTGAATCTTGCCCTGCTTTATGTATGTTAATTCCGTAAATACCCTCAGTGATTTTATTCTCATCATATTCAAGGTCAAAATCAGCATCACGATAAACTTTTACTTTACCATTTATCTGACATAATGCGTCGTATTTACCTTGGTGTTTGCTCACACCCCAAACACTTCTGTATTGGTTGGGTACTAATCTGGCACATCCACCTTTAATACCCATTTTATTCCATTCTAACATGGATTTTTTACCTGGGTCAGTAGTTGCATTCCAAGAATAGAATTGCCAATTACCACTCTCATCTTTAAATGATATGGTAATATAATCATCAAATACGTTTGTTACTTTCTTTCCTGTAGAGGAATTACGTATTCCTACAATATTAACGTCATAACTTTTATTTGATTCATCATTAAACCATTTATAACCCTTTACCTCAACAGAATTTTTAATTTGTTCTCTTGTATACATAATGTTATTTTTTTAACCAACCATAATATTTTTTAGTTAATTCATTTCTATGTTCTAATCCATTTGTCCCCCCATTTATTCTTCTTGTTAAAGATAATATGGTTGCGTCTGAAACACCTCTATCACATATAGACCAAAGTTTATTATTATCAAAGAAAAATATTGCCGATTCAAAAGCAAAATCAGTGGATACCAAATCAGGGTTAGTCATTATTTCTGGTTTTTTCAAATAATCAGAAAATACTTTGTAATTTGATTTACCAGTTAATTGTAACGCACCTCTTCCACGAAATACCCAACCTTCTTTTGAAGCTTCGTTACCATTACCCATTCTCTCAGCATAAACTCTTGATGCTATTTTTTCTGGTTGTCTAGCGTATGATTCAGCCAATGTGCTTGGGAAATATTTACCGAATACATTTCTTAATCCAGCTGCTGAATAATTTAAATTTTCTGTAAATAATTTAAATTCACCTGTTTCATGTGCTGTTTGTGCAAAGAAATGGGCAGCCCTTTCAGGTGTCATTTTAAAATACTCCATAGCCTTTTTAAGAGTGTTTGGCCCAAAGGCACCGTCTGGTGTTGTGCCAATCTTTTCTTGTAATTTTTTTAGACTCATATCTTTTTTATTTATAAATATTAATAGATATAAAAAAACCCTCTAAATTAGAGGGTTTATAATTTTTATTTTTTTAATTTTCTAAACAATTTTTTAAAATTTTCTTCTTCACTTTCTTTAACAATATTTTTTGTTGAATTGTTTTTTGAAGATTTAAATCCCCATAAGTGTTTCATCTTATCAATACTTTCATTAACTATGTTAATATTTTTTTCATGGGTAATAACAGCTTCACCATCTTCATTACCCTCCCATATTAATCTATAATAGTTTTCACCGTCAGTTACAGCGAATATAGTCTCATCCATTTTAACTCTAGAAGGTAACTTTTCTGTTAATTTAAGAACTTGTTCTTTTGATTTAATTTCACCTTTAACTTTAAAAATATTTTCAGTCATAACATCAGAATATTTATTTTCTGATTCCATTCTTGTAGGGTTTTTTTGTCCTATTCTTAATAATGGCGTATCTTTTTGTATTCTAGTACCCTTTGGTATCACTTCAGGATCTTCTTTAAAACCCATTTCAATCCCTATATTATTAGGTTTGAAACCAACGCCATACTGATGTGTACCGACAATGGTTTTACCATCTGTAGTTGTTACATCATGAGTTTTTGCTTTATTTATTTCAGACTCACTAATAGGTTTTTCTGTTGTTCTTACTTTTGGTGAATAGTGATACTCATCAGGTTTTTCGTATTTATGTTTTAAATATTTTTCTGAATAATTTCTAAGTTTTAGATAAGTAGAATCGTTTCCATTTAATTCATCCTGTCTTTTCATAAACTCATCATGTACAGGTGTACCTTCATTATCATATCTTAAAGCTAACATACCAGGTCCTAAAGCTTCAGTATCGTATACATCATAATCTTTTGTTTGGTCGTCCTCTCTATTAACTTTTTTAGGTTCAAATGCCTCACCTATTTGTGATGGTTCTGCTGTATCTGTTTTTTGGAAGTTTCTCATTCTATCCAAAACCATTTTATAATATTCTTCAGCATCCTTAACATCTTCTTTGTGTACCTTATCCAATTTAGGTTGTACTGAAGCACTACCCAGGTTAACTAAACCTGTTTCTTTATCTTGGATTGTTTCTAATGAACCAAACTGACCTTTTTCAGCATCAGAAAGATTATCACTTTTGTGCTTAACACCGAAAGCCACTTCCATATCCTCAAACCCTTTAGTTTCAAGTAAAGTGTTCAATTTATTTTTTACTATTTTTTTGATATTATCTGACATATCTGTTTTTTTTATATAAATATCATTATCTGATGATTTAGCCTTATTTTCTTCAATTATTTTACCTATACCATCTCTTTTATACGAATCTTTTATTGATGCCAACTCTCTATCCATACTACGATAATGTGTTAAATCAATACCTTTATCATTTTCTATACTATTTCTAACAATTTTAGAAACCTCAACCAAATACCCCACAACAGAGGTCCATAACCATTTGTATTTACCAGCAATAGCTTTAAAAAAATTAGCAATACTGTCAAAACTATCTTTTGCCAAACTACCTACACCCGTTAAAATAGAACTAACATGATCACTTAAACCACCCTCAACCTCTTTTTTTAATTTGTTTAAACCATCCTTAGTTTCGTCTTTAGAAAAATTTTGTGGGTCACCAACAGCATTTAAATAGGCATTTATTTTTTTAACATAAAAATCTATCTTACCATTAACATAACTTAATGTGGCACTTAAAACAAGGGATTTTAAAAAACCTAACCACCCCTCTGTTTTGTTTTTATTTAAAAAATCATTAAATTTTTTGACATAATTTTTTAAACTTTCAGAAAAAGAAAGATAAACTTTTTTAATGGTTTCAAAAGTTTCTGGAGCTTTAGATTTTACTATAATACCTACCTTATCCAAAGAATTAGCAATACCATTTAGTTTTTCCTCAAATTTATCACTAAAAGATTCTATTTTTTTCCTGTAGGCACTATTTAAAGAATCTAATACTTTAGGGTTTTCAATTAAATTTTTTAATAATAAAGCTATGTCTGCTGGTGACTTTATTACACTAACAACAGTTTCTTTTGTATCTTTAACCCATTTATTTAAAGAATCCATAAAACCCTTTAAAATTAATTGTTCTTGGATTATTAAATTTCTTAATTCAGGGTTATAACCACCAAAAGATTCATTTAATGGCACAGATATACCCAACACATTTTTAATATATATTGGATCGTTTAATCTATCTAGGGATTTATTATATAAGTTAGTTACTTTTAAATCCATAACTTAAACTTATTTTTTATTTAAAGTCTTATTTATTTTATCCAATATAAATTCTTCTGATAAACCTAATTTTTTAGCCAAATTAGATACAGATTCAAAAGTTTTATCACTCAATTCTAATGGATTATCAATAGCCCCCTGACTACACCACGGTTGGTTATTGTATTTAGCACATTTGTCTTTTATCTTAACGTATTTAGCTCCCTTAGTCCACTTAACTTTATTTATTTCATCCAATAAAGAAACTTTTTCTTCAGATTCATTAAATATACCGTGACCATCCACTTTTTGTATGATTTGACCGCCTTTCCATAAAGGTTTTTTAGAAGGTCTGTGTTGTCCTTTTTTAGCTGCAAACATAGGTGTTACAGGAAATCCACCACCAAAAACAGAACCGAAAGTAGTCGTTTCATTAACCCCCTCCTCATCAACTTCTTGTCTTCTATGTGGTTTTTTTATCGAACCTTCGTATCCAATTGAAGATTGGCAAACAGAATAAGGATTATAATCTGTACCGTTTTCTTTGTTTTTCATTTTTACAGCTTCAACACAACGGTCCCATTTTTTGGTGTGTACTTTAGTTTTTTTATCCTTTTTTTTACCTTCTGAAATTAGATTATCTAAAAAATTAGTAATATCTTCTTTTTTTAGTGTTCTACTGTATGATTTATTACGAAAAGTTTGTATCTCTCCAGTTGTATGGTCATTTTTTAAATCAACACCTTTTTGTAAAGAAGATTTCCAATCCTCATTACGAGGATCAATATTTAAATCAAACCCCTTATCTATTGTAATAACAGATTGTTTATATTTTTTAGGGTTTTTTTCTACCTCTTTTCTAAAGATATTAAGATCTTGATCTACATCGACCTCAAGACTATCATCATCCCACGTTTGGTTTGTCTTAGCGTATGGGTCTGTTATTACACCACCATTGTATGTGGGTATTTTTTGCCACCACCAATCTTCTTTTTTATTGTTGTCAGCCTTTTTTGTTAAACTAGGCCAAGGTGGACTCATATCCTCTATAGTACCCCAACCCATTAAATTACTTATTAAAAAGTCTACAGTAGCACTAATAGCACTAACACCAGTTGTTTCACTAATAAAATCTTTTACTTTAATGGATTCATTTTTTCTACTACCTAATGGACCATAATATGGTCCTGCTGCTGACCCAGTGACCACAGTTTCTTCTAAATCTTTTTCAGATTCAAAAGCTTTTAATTTTTCTATTGGTTTAATTTTATTAGCGGTTTTTTTCAAATCGGAATCTATTCTTTTACCCACAGAAGGGTTAATTTCTTTAGATTCATTAAAACTATCTATAGTTACTTGGTCTTTTAAAGATGGTAACAATGTATAATCATCTATATTAGGTATAACCCCAAAATATCTTTGACTCCCATTTTCATCTGGATCCCATAAAACATGTAAAGTACCAATGCTATCAATTTTATCAATGGTACCCTCCATATCAGGTTTTACTGGATTTTTTTCTTTTAAACCTTCAGGGTTAAAAGCATCAGTATCACCCATCCTAATTCTCATACCCACTTTAGCTATTGGGTCAAAATTTGTATTTTTCTCGAACCAACTCATTAAATACTGTCTAATTTATTTGCCCAAAAACTTCTTTTAGTCCAAAGGGTTTTATAGAATTGTACTAAAACTTTTTGTGTGATATCAGCAACTTCTTTTTGTGTTGATTTATCATTTTTAAGTTGTTTCTTAACCAAATCCTCAATTTTTGACTTAATATTAGTCGTTTTAAGCATGTCTTCAAATTCAGCTTTAGCTATTTTTTTGATTTCAGCTTTATCGGCACGAGTTAATTCTTCCTTGAGGATTTGTTTAATTACTTTTTTCATGATTTATTAAAATCTACGTCTTCTTTCTCTTTCGAATCTTTCTGATAAGTTAGCTCTTCTAGATTTTCTAGCTTCTTCTAACATTTGTTCTTTTTTAACTCTTTTAACAATATTTTCTAATAGAGTTACAAATTCTTCTTCTGTGTAGCGTAATACTTTTTTAGACATTTTTTTGGTTTTTAATAATCGATTATTATTTATTAAATAAATATGTCTTTAAAGCATAAAAAAACCACCTTGTGGTGGCTTTTTTATTTTATAATAATTCTTCTTTCTAATAACCTACTTAAGGTTTTACTAATTAATTCATTAACATCTTCATATTCATTTTCTTTAATTAAGTAATCCTCTACTTGTACTTGTGGCACATATTCACTACCACCCATATCTTCTAATTTTTTCCACATAACTTCATTACCATTCATCTCAACACTTTCCCAAACTAAACCAATTTTTTCGGATTTTTCTTTTAATTCATTACAAGCTGGACAACCATCTAATGTATAAAAAACAATCTTTTTGTGACTATTTTCCTGTATTTCTTCTAACAATCTTTTTATTTGTAAATTTTGTGACATAACTTATTTTTTCTTAAATGTAACAAATCTATAATAATAATTAAAGCCCACAATGTTATTAGACATACCATTAATTATAAAAGAACTATTTTTAAAGTAGATTCCAGCTCCGACTGAGAATCCATTTTGTGGGTTATTGTTTAAATCTTTTACATAACCACCACCTAAAATAAATCCGTAGTTTCTTGGTTGTGGTACGTATGGGGAAACTATGTTTTCTGGTTTAATAGCATTAACTTCCATTTTTTCCACTTTTAACCATTCAGGGCCAATTAATCTACTATTCCATATACCTTTTTCAGTTTCAGTTAATACTATTTGTAAAGGTAAGTTACCAAATTTCCAATCACCTTTGTAATGTGCGGTCTTTTTATGAACACTACCATCCCAAGATATAAACCAAGCTTTATCGTCAGGGTATTTTAATTTTAAATCAATTAAATTACTATCATTAGGATTAAATTTACCAAAACCTTCTTCAACTTTACCATCCAAAGTAATTAACGTATTATTAATCATTAATAATTTCTCGTCATTTTTTTTGATGGTTTTGTATAAATCTTTGTTTTCTTCTTTTAATTGTTTTAACAAATCTTTTTGTTCATTAAAATTGTTAACAAATTTAGCATACTGACCGTCTTTCTCTTTTATTAGTTTACTGTTTTTAACAACCTCTATATTGGTTGTTCTAACTTGTTCATATAAATCTTTTTCTAATTTAACTTTTTCACAATGGTTAACTATTAAAAGAAAAATTAAAACAAGTATACCACCAAATAAAATTTTATCTCTCATATTTAAATTAATTAAAACTCAAATCCACCAGTTTCACCACCAGTTTCATTTCCACTCATACCTTCCTCGTTTTCTTCAGCTGAACCACCTGTTAATCTAGAAGCCCATTCTTCACTCCATACGTCATAATAACCTCTAATTTTTTTAATTACTGTTAAAGTTTCGTCAGTTAATTGTATAGAACTACTAGTATCATCTTCACCCATTGATTGTATATAACAACCAACACTTTCATCCAATGAATAATTCCATCTTATTTTTTCTCTAACTAAATAACCAGACCAAACTACATTTTCTTTGTGTACTTTAATTGGTTGGAATTTAACTAGGTTAGTTACAGTATCTCTAAATTTATTTTCTTCGTCTCTTTGTTCATCAGGTTCAACTGTTTGAACGTCATCTTCTTTTAAAATAATTTTATTTTCAGACATTAAAAATTTATCACCATCTTTTAATTTAGATGGAAATTCAGTTAAACCAATTTTTTCACCACTTTCTTGTAATTTTCTAATCTTACTAAGAAATTTTCTTTCATCCATTTTGTGTTATTTTTTCTAGTTCAAAAGCCGGACTCACATCCGTTATATCTTTAAAGTAATTACTTCTAAAAGTTATTCCTTTAAATAAATCAGCGTTTTCATTATAAACATTATTACCTATGAAATCAGTTTCTATTCCAAACTCATCACAAAGATGACCTACTAAGTATTTTAAAGAATTAAATTGTTCTTCTGTATACATTACCCAATACTTGTGATTTCTCCAATTCTTTTCTATTAAGTCAATGTTCTTACTATAAGTATGCCCTAACCAATCAACAAATACATTCATCTCATTTAATTTTAACCAACCTTCGTTAACTAACATAATTGAAATGTTACATTTATCTTGGTCACAACCTAAAAAATCAGAGTAGTATTTTGGGTCGTAGTGTTGATATATTGTCCCGTCTTTATCTATTGAGTATGTGGCGGTTTTTTTATAGTTACCATTTCTCCTATTAATCCAAGTATAATAATGTCTCATATCCTTCCTACTATTATGACCAATAACTATTTGAGTTTTGTGATAAACTTCTTTGTAAAAATTATTTTCAGGTAAAATATATGTTAATGTATTAATCATTAATCGATTCTTTGGATATTATTATTTGTTTTTTTAATAATCCTATTCCAAGTTTTGGTTAGTTCGTCTCCTAAAGTTTTTTGGTCATTAATACTCTCTTCAAAATTTTTTGTTTCGGTATTACCTGTTATTGGGAATATTATTTCGTCTTCAGGATTTTCTTCCTCAACTAAAACAGGTTGTTCATCATATTCTTCTTCTTGGATGTCGTATGGCGTAAAAGCTAATGCCGTAGGTTCTTCTTCTAATTCTTTTTCAGTAGGTTGTGTGGGTAATTTACCCTCTTCTCTAAGTTCACTTACCTTTTCCCAAACTTTATTTGACTCTTTTTGTAAATCAGTTAATTTTTCTACATTTTTTTCATCAATTACTTCGTCGTTACTTGTGGGGTGCTTGTGTAGTACTTGTGGGGTTGTTTCAGTTTCTTCTTCTTTTTTACCATCATATTTAACAAAAAAGTGAAGTGACGTTAAAGATATAATAGGTAGAAGACCTCCTTCTAAAAATGCTAACCATCTTTTCATTGATAATATATCAGCCGGGTCTGAACCAACCATTTCCCAAATAGGTCCTGTTAATTCAACCCAAGATTTAAAAAGTTCTCCATTTTGATCAATTTCTTTATAAGTGAAGAAAATATTACCTATCATTTGGATCAATGTCACGATACCAAACATAAACCACACACCACCTTTAATTTTATTTGTTGCTGCAACTAAAGCAGTCATCGCACCTACCTCAATAGCAATTGACAGATAAACTGCCCAATTAAATGGGTTAGCGATATTATACCACGAAACTACGTGTGATATTGAGATTCCGGCTACCAAGAGTATCGGTACCAAGAACATAGACCTATTCGGATTATCTTTAACCCAATTCCAAAGTTTTTTCATTTTTGAAGTTCTTTAAGATTTTGTTTAACTATCTTATGCAATTCCATTAATTGTTCACCTCTATCCCTTTCAGAAATATAATTATCGTATTCTGTGTGAACCTTAATTTTCTCTAATCTGATAACCTCAGATATATTATTAATAGTATCCTGTTGTCCTTTGATTAAAAAATTAAGACTGTCAATAGTTTTATTATTTTCTGTTTCTACTTTTTCCAATTTTCTAACTTGTCCAGAATTAACGCAAGAACGAAAAAAGAAGATAAATAAAAGAGATGATAAGATATGTATCTTATATTTTTTAATAAATTCTATAAAATTTTTCATAATATTTTTTTTTTAATTTTAATTAATTTATAGGTAAAAGTATACCATTTATCTTTATATAAATATTTATAATATGTGAATGTTAAAAGAATTATAAAAGAGTCTATATTGAGGGAAGAAAAATTTCATCAATTAAATAGTGAAATTACTTTCACGTTTGATTTACATCATGATTCTGGTGGTCATACAGCTCAAAGAAAATGGAGACATGGTAGTGGTGAAAAAATATATGACATTGATATTGTTAAGTTACTTAACGATGCTAAAGAAGAGATAGTTTATAGTATCATAGACGGAGAAATTAGACATAATAGAAGATTTATTATATCTAGGGATGGTGGTGATTATTTAAATGTTGTTATTAACCCCGAAAAATTAGATACTACTCATTGGAATTTGGTGACTATTACAGTGATGAAGAAATCTGATTTTACTGTAAGTTCTGGACAATTACAAATATTTGTACCATAAAAAAACCACGGTGTTCTGACCGTGGCTGTTCTTAATGTATTCTGACAAGAAGAACATTTAATTTATTTCCTTATCTATAATACAAATATAAAGTTTCTATTTTGATTGGCAATATTATTTATGGATAAACTCAAACAAATTTTCACAATTATTCTTAAGTTTTCTTAAAGCCTTTTCTTTAATCTGACGAATACGCTCTTTAGTTAACCCAAACTCGTCACCAATTTGTTCAAGAGTTAAAGAGCCACCATCAACACCAAAATACATGTCAATAATTTTTCTTTCTCTATCACTTAATATTGAAAGGGTTCTCTCTAGTTCTGATTTCAAAATGTCTTCTGTCATTAAATCATCATCAGGTCTAGCAAATGTATTATCAGCAATTAAGTCCATAATCTCATCACCTTCTTCATTTATTTTTTCATTCAATGAAGTACATGTAGGATGGTTTAACACAGATAAATCCATTTCACCGTTGATTGGCATTCTCTGATGTTCTTGTTCAAAAGCAGCGATTTCTTTTTTAACTTTAGTTAACTGATTTGTGATATTAACTGGTAGTCTAACAGTGCGTGAGTTCTCACATAAAGATTGTAGGATAGATTGTTTAACCCACCATACAGCGTAAGATATAAATCTGAATCCCTTGGTGTGGTCAAATTTTGTTGCGGCTTTTATTAAACCGTAATTACCTTCAGAAATAAGGTCTACTAAAGGAATACCCTGACCTTGATACTCTTTAGCGATTGAGATAACAAATCTAAGATTTGCGTTAACCAATTTGTCTAGTGATCTTTTATCACCTTCAGCAATTTTTTTAGTCAATTCAACTTCTTCTTCGGGTGTTATTAAATTAATTTTTCTAACCTCTTTTAAGTAGTTAGAGATTGAATCTTCTGTTGTGTCAATGTAACGTTTGTTTCCTACCATATTTTTTTTTATTTATTATTCTTCTTTTGTTAGATTAATTAATTGTATTTGTATTAAAGTTTTTCAAGACCGAACCATTAAACTAGTCCAATTTTCTGTCATTATAGATGGTATCAGATTTAAAGCAAAGATACCAATTAAAAATGTATTAAAACACCTTTTTATATAATTTATTTTTTACCAAAGATTAAATCATTATTTTTTGTTCTGACGACTTTTTTATCTGAAGATTTACTAATTTTTTTCTTTTCTTTTACAATTTTTTTATCAGTATCTTCTATTTCAGATTCTATACTTTTTTTCTTTTTTAAATAAAAATCACCATTTAAAACATATGGTAAATTTTGTAAATTACGTAAAAGAACCTTAATATAACTTTTTCTTTTTTCTAAATCAGAACCTTTTAATTCATCTAAACTAGATTCTAATTTATCTAATTCATGGGATAAATTTTCTGAAGCAAATCTAACTGAAGATGTTAATAATTCTTCAGGAACTTCAACACCATACCAATCTACTTTTTCCCCTTTTTTTAATATTTTTTCGTACTTGGCGTATTCCATTAATTTTTTAATTTGGTGGGTCAATGATTAACTTAAAAACAATTAAGTTTACAAATATAATAAAAAATTAATAAAAAACCAAATTAAGAACCTTTTTCTAATATTTCTATTTCACCAGCAGTTAAACAAGTTCTATCATAATTGTTTCTACTAAGTTTATCTAGAATATCATCAATAGTATTATATTCCTCAACCTCAACAGACTTTTTATTTCTTCTTCTAGTCTTCTTCTCTTTAATAGACGGTCCTTTTTGTAATTCGTCTATTACAGATTCTATTTCAGGGAATAAACCCTTTAAATATTTTGTTGGTAGGTTTACTACACTGGTATTTGAATCGGTTATTTCAAATAACAAATATGCTGGTATACTTAACAATAGGTCATACATTTCTTTAGTATCGTAAATACTATAAAAAGTACCCATAAAAATACCATTACCATCTACATAATTAACGCCGTTTTCAGAACTAGCGATATGGTTTAAATCTTCGTAAACACCTCTGTAAGATCCAAAGACAATGATTATATATCTTTTCTCCATAACCTTTTTATTTATAAATATCTTGGTACAAAGATATGTAAAATTATTGTACCGTTAAAGATGAAATATTATTTTTCTTTTTAATAGTAATGATTTTATTTGCCCAATCCCTAACGATTTCATTATGTGTTATAATAAAAATATTAGGGAACATTTCTGCACATTTTTGAAAGAAATTACCTATCAACTCTAAATTTGTATTAGCCACTTTTCCCAAAATTTCATCAAAAACGATTATATTAGGTTTTGGTAGACAGCTAACTTTAGACATAACACAACGTAATGCTAATGACGCAACAGTTTTTTCAAAACCACTACCCTCGTTAACAGGATACTTTATTGTTTCACCATTTTCATTTTCTTTTATTATTAAGAACTCAACCTCTTTCTTATCATTTATATCGACCTCAAGTTTAAATGGTGCTGTATCAATCAATAATCTATCTAATTCAGAATTAATCAAAGGCATAACACTTTTCATTATCATCTTTAGAATACCATTTTTACCAACCATCCTAGCGTAGATATCAAAAATTAATTTAATTTCTTCCTCTGATTTAATCGTTTTAATATATTCTTCGTTTTTAGCTATTTTTATTTTATTACTTTCAATCTCGGAAGATAATCTTTCACCTAATTTTATTTTTTCAGTTTTTTCTAATTGTAGGTTACCTATTTTAGAATTATAACCCAAAATTTTACTATCCAAATCTTTGTTCTTTTGGATATTGTCTAGATTAGACTCGTATTTTTGTTTTAAATCTTTTTTCTCCTTTAACTCTAGTTTAAATTTTTCCAAATCTAAACTTAATTTATCCACTTTTAATGAAGACCTATCGTATTCAGAAACAGATGATTTAATTGTATCTTGTTCTTTTACTAAAGTACTAATTTCTACCAACTTTTCACCTAAAGAAAGCAAGTCTGAACCTAACTTATTTAATAAATTTTTATTCTCTTCAATTTCTTCAGAATGGTCAACATCAACTAAGGGTTGTTTACAAAGTGAACAAAACTCACCTTCTTCTAGATTTTTAATTCTTCCTTGTGTTTCTTTAATTTTAGATTTTACCCTTTCAACTTCTAAAGTTAATTCTCTTTCTTGTTTAACATATTCTTTGTGTAAATCTTCATCATAAACAGGTTCCACCATTTCTTTAAAAATAGAATTGGCATCTTCATATTCAGCCTTCTTTTTCTTACCCTTCTCTAAAATATCTTCTATTTCCCTATCAATATCTTCAGGCCTTAAATTAATAACTTCTGAATCTATTTCTATTTTTCTAGAAATTAAATCTTCTTTTTTATTAGTAGCTGATTGAATTGATTCTTCTAAAACTTTTATATCACTTTTATTTTCTTCAATATCAGACTCATTTTTAATATTGGTGTCTTTTAGATTTTCTATTTCAGAAGATAAATCTGTTATGTTATAAATATCTGATTTAAGACCCTTTGACCAATTAGATTTCATCTCCTTTACTATGGTTTCTTTATCTTCAATTATCTCCAAACCAATGAATCTAGATAGAATTCTACCTTTTTCGGTTGGTTTGGTATGAATGATGTCCTCAAGATTGTCAGCATCAGCAATTATTGTTAATAAGAAATCATTCACAGAACCAACCGATTTTTTAATAAACTCCTCCGTTTCTCGTCTTTGTTCACCTTCTAAATTTTCTATACTTCCATCAGGTAATATTCTATAAAAAGACAAATCAGTTCTTGTGGTATAATCATCACCAGTTCTTTTAGCCTTACGTACTACAGTTCTTTCAATAATATAATCAACACCATCAATAGCCACTTTACCTTTAACTGAAACTTCATTACAATCCTCTCTAAAAAGATTAAACATTTTAATAGCTGTACTACCTTTTGTTGTTGTGTTAAAAAATAAGAACAAAAGTAAATCTAAAGCTAAAGTAGTTTTACCACCCATGTTAAGTGGGTCAGATGTAATAACAGTGATACCCTCTAACTCTTTAAAAGATATTTTATTACCATCACCATAAGAAAGAAAATTAGACCACTCTAACTCTTTAATATACCAATTTCTATATCTATAATCTGTTTCTCTTTGTTGAGATAATTTTTCATTAACCTTATCGTCTAAACGTAATAATCTATCCCAATCTACATCAACTTTATTATCTGTAACCCATTGTTTAAATAATTTTCTTTGATAAGTAGAATCCATTACATTATCAGCGACAGTCATTTCTACTTCACCACCTTCGGTAAGTACTTTTTTAGGTTTAAAGATAACCTGTACATTTGGGTTACCGTATTTTTCGGTTATGTATTTAACAATTCTTTTTGATCTTTCTTGTGTGTAATTTTCGGGTAAATCTTCCCATATAACACGAACTTTCGCCTTTTCAGGCACAATATTTTTTACTTCTTTAACTAAGTCGTTCATACTTATTTTTTATAAAAGATAATTAAAATTTTTGATTAAATAAAGGGTTGGTTATTCACCATATAAATCATCTCTTTCACCCTTAGAAACCCAATTAATAATACTACCTAACATATTTTTATTTTTTTCTTCTTTTGGTTTTTCTAATTTCACTGGTTGATAATTCCTATTTTGTTCTAGTTCTAACTCTATTTTAAGGTTTTGGATTTGCTGTTCTAATTTTTTAACCTGTTCATCGTTTTTAATGGGTACCTCAACAATTTTTTCTATTTCAACGAGGACTTCTTTTACAACCTCTTTTTCAATAAAAACTTCCTTTATAACTTCAACAGGTACCTCAACAATTTTTTCGACCTCTTTGATGACTTCAACAGGTATTTCCACTCGTTTTTCAACAATTACCTCCTTTTCCACCCATTTTTCTTGTTCTCCACTTGTTTTTTCTACAATTACCTCTTTTATCACCTCAACAGGAACCTCTTTAATAATTTCTACTAGTCTATCAACAGGAACCTCTTTAATAACCTCAACAATTTTTTCTATTTCCTTAATAACTTCAACAGGTACTTCAACAATTTTTTCTATTTCCTTAATAACCTCAACAGGTACCTCAACAATTTTTTCCACAACAACCTCCTTTATAGTCTCACCACCTATTTTAAATGGTGTTGGTCCATATTTTTCCGTTGTATAACCTTGTCTCAACATCCTAAGCATAAAAGCATTCAAATCAGTAATATCATTCAATCGGCAGAACTCCCATATTTCGTCTTTTAAATCTTTAGGTAACTCCATTTTAACTATTCAATCCTGACACAATATAAACTTTATCTGATGCTCTAGTTATCGCGACATACAAAGATTGTGATTTTTCAATATTACCTATCATAGCCACTTCCAAAATATCATCTTCAACAACAATAACATTTTTATAGGTTGAACCTTGTGATTTATGTGATGTTATTGTATACGCATAATCAATATCAGCAAATCTTTTCTTTGCCTCCCATGCCTTCATTAAGGCTAATTTTCTAGACTTACCAAAAGGTTCTTTTTTAGCTTTTGTAAATAAATCTGAAACATGTTTATTCCAATCATTAATACTTTCACTGCTGATAACATCAACATTGTAAGTATTTTGTTCATCAGTAAGAACTAAAGTATAACCTTTATATTTTTTATAAAAAACTTTTTCTGTAATTTGAACTATATTCCATTCTGATGAATTTTCTATTATATCTTCATCAATATCGTCTACAATATAATTATCGTTAAAAATAATAATTTCACCTAACTCATATTCTTTAGGTTGACCAAATAATAAATTTCTAATGTACCAGTTAATAGCTTTTTTTGTGTTATTTCTATAAACAATAACTTTAACTAAATCAGTATTTTTATTTTGTATTGATTCCAAAAATAAATCAACATTTTCTGATAAAACTTCTTCTAAATTATCAGAAAAAACCATTTGTTCACAACTTTTTCTTTTATTTAGTGGTATCGGGTCTTCATCTATACCATCATTTTTAACTGAATTATCCCAATAAAAATCAGAGTATGGTAATATATTACTATCGGAACTTTGTCTAACCCTATTTAATAAAGTTATTTTATTCATGGTATTAAAAACGGGGCTTATTTTACCAACATTTTCATCACCATCTTCCCTTATCGGTGGTAACTGACCTACATCACCAATAAAAATAACTTTGGCTTTAGGTTTTTTTAATTCCATTATTAGTTTTAAACCCTCCTCATTAATCATTGATGCTTCATCAACAATAATAATATCGTCCCATCTAATAGGTGGTTTCTTTTTGCTAAAGATTTTAGTAAATTTACCACTTTCCATATCTAAAGTCATTCCTAACATGGAAGAAACACTCCTAGAACTTAAACCAATATTTTCCTCACCATAAACATCAATAACCTTATTCCATAAAACTTTTTTAGCTTTATGAGATAAAGCTGAAACCTCAATTCTTTTTTTATTGATATAAGGTTCGATGACTTTGGTAATTATAGTTGTTTTACCCGTTCCTGCTTTTCCTTCTAAAACAAACCAATCATTTGGATCACCGTTATTAATGAAATTTCTAACTTCTTTAATAACTCTTTTTTGTTCTTCGTTTATTGGCTCTATGTTTTTAATAATTAACTCCATTCTTATTTAAAATTTATGTTTTAAAATACTTTTACCCACAGACATCGGTTTATTTTCTTCTAAATTATTTTCAGTCCTATTTCTAGTATATCTCTCAAAATATTGTTCAGGTTGTACAGGTTCATTTATTTCTTCTCTATACTCAGGATTATACCAATAATCTAAATCAATAGTTCCAAACCTAACCATATATCTATAGGTTGGTTCAAAATTCATAGGATCATAAAATTGTACCGTCTCTATAACATAAACAAATATTTCTTTATTTTCATCTAAAAGTTGATTGAACTTTTCTGTTAATAGATATAAGTTATCAAAGCGCCATGAGTTTACTACTAAAGTTTTTGTTGTTGGGGTGTTAGCTAATTCAGGGTCTACTCTTCTTCTTCTGTTTTCAGGGTGTGGTATTATATTAGCTGGAAGATCTACAACGTAAACTCTATGGTGTTCAAAGTATTCCATTAAAGCTGTAATATCTTCCCTAAAACCCTCATATCTATCACGACTAATTTGTTGATTACCACTAGTTATGTTTTGATTTAAAGTATGGAAAGAATTTGATAGTAGTTTTTCTTTTTTTTCTTGTAAGGTTAAATTACGATTCATTTATTTATATTTTTAAATTAACATTAATATTTTCCCATGTACCGTTAGTATTTAGTCTGTAGGAACCTAAATATTCTTTATTCCACTCATTAGGATTAATTAAACTAAGAAAAGTATTCCCATCTTTACCCCTATAAATGTGGTATAAATGCCCTAATATTGGTTGAAATCCGTAACTCGTACTATATAATAATTTTGTTGTTTCGTACTCATTTATTAATTTATTGTACTCTTCTTTTAACTCCTCCAACCTTTTATTAAAGTATTTATCAGCTTTTAAAGCATCAGATTTATCAATTTGTAAAATTTCAAATTTTTGTGACCCCACAGTTGTAGGGTAATGTTTTAAATTAGCGTCAAACTTATCTGTTTCTTCGTTAAAGACAATATTATCAGGATATTTTTTAGCCATTACTGAAATTAAAACCTAAAGAACTTTTACTTGGTTCCATATTATGGTGACTTAATCTAATGTCACCTATTTTTATATACTTTGTTTCTCCATTAAAATCGATAACCCATTTTCCCATACCCTTACATTTACATCTAGGTACTTCTTTACCGACTATGATTCCATACATAGTATCAGAAAAATTATCCTCAAATTTTACTTTATCCCCTATTTTCATTATCCATATTATTTATAATTTTTGCTAATTCTGGTGATGTGATAATCCAGTTAATAAAACCCCTATTCCTCGTATTATTAGATTCAAAAAGATTACTTAATTCCTGCCATAAAGATTCATCATATTTAACCTTTGTTACATGGTGTTTTTTTAATTTTTTTATTGGTTCCATTAAACTAATCTTTCTAATTCTGATTCAATATCTTCTATTGAACTTATTTTAAATGTGTAGAACCCGTAATCAGATTCTAAATGTATGTGTTTGTGTTTTTTACTTTCTACATCCCATATAACAAACCCATGTTTATCTACAGACTCACCAAAATCTTGTTGTATCATTGATGATGGTTGTACGATAGTAATTCCATGATAATTCATTACCTGATATAAGTGAATATCTCCACAACAAACAAAGTCACAACCATCAAAAATAGAAATGTCCTGTCCGTCCTCAAATTCAAACCCCACATTTGTCTTTAAACCAATCAAAGGGTCGTGATATAAACCAACGTATGTTTTGTCACCAAACTCTTCTTTGGCCTTCTCTATTTCAGGTCTCTGTGAACCTTCCATATGGCCATATAAACACCAAACAATATTCTTATCCTCAAAACATCCTGTGTGTTTTAAAAACTTAAGTCTATTATCATTCATCGTTTCAATGATGGGTGTTAGAGCATCCATTCTATCTAAGTTATTAGCTAAGAAATCGTGGTTACCCAAAATAACTATGGTATCACAAATGTCACAACAATTCTTAAAGAACCATGTTGTTAAATCCACCAATTCAGGTGTTAATTGATTCTTAGAGTGTACCACATCACCAGCAATAACAATCCTAACCTCTTCTCTGTTAAGGTTGTTTTCTTCCATATGTTCTTTAACTGAATCAAAGAACTTTTGAAATTGTTCACGGTATTCATCGTGTCTTTTATAAAGTCTGATGTGTAAATCAGCACAATGATAAATAAAACGTATTTTTTTATTTTCAGTCATATTTTTATATTCTTATTAATAATATATTTTTACCTTTTTTTTCAGCCTTTTTTATAGAATCTAAGGTACCTTTAGAAAAACCATCCCAAAAAGCTACAACTAATTCAGATTCGTTTATAATATCTGAATTCCTTAAAAAACCCGCCTTTTTACCATATTTTTTCCAATCAGGTAAAAATATTTTAGTTTCAATATTATGTTCTTCAGCGTACTTTTGACCTAGGGTATCAGCACCTTTAGCACCACCAGAAACCAATAATGTTATCTTTACACTTGATAACACCTGTTCGACTTCTTCGTAGTCATTAAAATTTCTACTACCAATCACAGCAACCTTCATAAACTAAGTTTATTGATTTTTTTTATCGGTGTAAAGTCATTATCTAATCTATACCCATGTGATTTTAGTAAAGTATCAAATATTGTTTTTCTAAGTTCAAAATTACCAACAGTAAAATCCATAATGTTTTCTAAGTTTACTCTACGTATATCTGTTTTATTGTTGTTATGTAGTATGCCAAAATAAAACTTTAAATTTTCTTCATCTTGGTATGGTTCTGAAATTTTAAAACCTAAATACCCGTATGTTTCATTAAACCATATATCAAGCAATGTATATAAAGCTATCATAGATTATGTTTTGGTAAAAATTTATTAGGTTCTAGATTTTGTGGGTTATCTATTAACCATTCCATATAATCTTCAGAAAAAACCCTACAAAGTTCAAACTCTATATCAATACTATCATAAGTACCATCTAATAAATGTTGATTAGAATGGAAAAAATTATTCACCTCACCCAAAAAATGTTCTATATTTGTAATAACTAAACCTGTTTTACAAATTCTATGTACTATAGGGAAAGTTAGTGTAACATAACTAGCGTCACCATCTAATAAGTGAGTGGTTATTTTTTCGTAAGTTAAAGCTAAATTTTGTTTAATCCACTCATTAGGTAAATCAGATAGAAGACCCGTAATCTCCCATTTTTCAACTATTTCCTCCAAATCCATGTCTTTTTATTGGTTTAATAGGTACCATATTACCATTATTTTTTATTTGAAATGTACAGTAAATTTCTTCATATATTCCATATATTCGTTCTTTGGGGGTACCTGTATAATATGCATTTTCATCCAAAACTAATTTGTTTGGTTCTAGATAAAAAAACTCGTCCACATATTGTTTCATACTATTAGAAGGTGGTAACATTTTGTGTGAAGTTATAGTCCTATTAACACAGGGTAAACCACATTTCTCCATTATTTTTTGTTTTATTGATTTTCTAGAGGGGTTGTGTGATGAAACAACTAAAGCTGATTTATCACCATTTGTTTGTAAAAAATTTACTAAATCATCCACTAATCTAGTAGTCTTACCTGTTTGTCTAGCAGATATCTCAACGTACATTATTTTCGGAGTTTCTAATAACTTTTATTCTCATCCTAAAATCAGTATAGTCTGTATAAATGTTTTTATGTACAGAAAAATCAATAAAACCCTCGTCTAATAATATTTTTGCTAGTCTATGTGATAATTCTTTTTTAACATATTCAACATAATCATCATTATTATCCACTAACAAATGGTCTAATATTGCTTCACTTACAACGACATCTTCATAATTACGAAAAGATTGTTCTATTGTGAAAGGTTGAGCCTGTGGTGTGGTAAGTCTTAACCATTCATTTAAAAAAGTTTCTGTAGATTCATCTTTTTCAACAAAACTATGTTTTAATTTATTATCTTTCATTACCTAACCATATCAACTTCTTTGTTATTTATACTATCTTCAGTATATATTTCTAATTCAGTTCTAAGTCTACCTTCTTCTTTTAAAGTATTATATCTTTTTTGAGATTTTTTCTTCCACCATTCAATCATGTATGAAAGATTATGTTTATGATAATTTTGCCCCTCAACCAAAGGAGTTTCACCATTAGAATTAACATGTTCAATAACATTATCAAAACCAAAATTAGAATAATAATATCTTTTCTTAGTTTTAGCTTTCATATGTGTCTTAGTAAATTTATGGAACTCATTATAAGCATCCATATCATATTCTCTAAGGTGATTTTTTAATATAGAAATAGCTTTATTAAATTCTCTCATCTTAGGCCCTGATGGTCCTGGGTCTACAGTATTTCCACCCCACTCAGGTTTACCATAAAGCTCTCTAATTTTACGTCTGATTGGTCCATAAACTTCCTCTGTTGGGAAAAGAAACAAATCTGATTCTGTCATGTCTTGGTAACGGATAAATGGTTTTAAACCATCGTATTGACTCATACCTTTAATATCACCATATAAAGACGTTGTTTCCATGAAACAAGTATCTATTTTATCACCATATTTTTCTTTTAACATGTTTCTAATTTCATGTGAACATGCCATTAAAGCTAAAAGTTTACCCCCTAAATAATTATATCCAAAAGGTTGTACAGGAACAATGATAGCTCCATTAATCATATGTTTATTTACAGCAGTAGCTCTAATAGTTTGTCCAAAATGGTCATTTCTAGGTTTAATGGATAAAACAGGTGAAGCCATACGAATAAATCCGATATATTTGTTTGTGTTTTTTTCTTTAACACCCAACATAATTTGTCTACCAATTTGTGATTCTAGTGGTAAAGAAGTTATAATTTGTGTGGTGGGACTAAACAAACTACCTTCAATGACCTCCATTTCAAAGTCCATATCTTTTGGTTGCATGTTATAATCGGTAAACATGTCTTTAGTATATTTATCATGGTCAATACCAATAATTTTTTCTTTTTTTCTGGCAAGGAAGTAGTCTTGGATAGACTCTAAATCTTTATAGAAATTCATAAATCTATCTTTAATTTCAAGTGTTTCTTCTCTTGTTAATTTAATTTCTTCAGGCATATTCTTTTTATTTATTTAAAAATAATCAAAATATTTTAAACAATAAATACTTTTTTGATTACTTATTTAATTGAGTTTCTTTCCAATAATCAAGTACCTTTTTTGCTTCCAAACCCATATAAGGTACATAGATAACCTCAAACTTTTCAGTCTCAGGATTTAAATAAAAAAGATTCATTTTACCAACTTTTTTACGTGTCTCAATTTGATACATGTAGGCATAAATTGACATTTGTAGGCTATAGATACTATACTGACAATCAGTTAAATGTGAAACGGGTGGGTTTAACCAATGACCGTATTCCGATATATAGTTAATTTTTTTGTTTGTTTTAAAGTCCCTAACATTAAAATAATCACCACAGTCTTCAATAATATCAGCGGTACCAGCTAATTTATGTTTGGCAGAAAATAAAACTGTTTCAGGGTAAATAGTACCCCTCATATCATCCACCTCTTGGAAAAGGGTAATTATTTTTCTTTCGTAGTCGTTTTTAGGGAAATATATTTTACCAGCTAAAAGATATCTTTCAAGTATCTCATGTATTTCAGTACCATACTCATTAGCTTCTTTATTTATTCTAACCCATTCATCTAAAATTTGTTGTTGGGTCATTCCCCTATATTCAGGTTTTCTTACTTCATCGGATTGTAAAGAAATTCTAAGAGCAACTTCTTCTGCAGGAAAATGTGGTTCTAACATCCCTAGAACTGTGGTAACCGATTTAAACTTCTCACCTGTTTTACGGTGTATATAAACGTGTTCTATCGGTTCAAGATAAACATCACATTCTCTTTTCATAAACCAAGAAGGGTTCTAAATCTTTGATAAGACTCGGTTGGTTTTGCTTCACCTTTAAACTTAAAAGACATAAAAGAATATTTTAAAATATTTTCTAATTTTTTATTCCTATTTTGTAAATCATCAACCTTTCGTTCTAATGATTCAATTCTTTGTAAAAGTTCTTCATTGACTTTAATAGCCACATACTCTTCATTAATTCTTGGTCCCTCATACTCAAAATAAGGGGGGTCACATATACTAGCCATATATTATCTTATTTATTTCTATATTTTTTTTAGTTGGGCAAATATCACAGTAAACTAAATCTAGAACATTTTTTATTTCTTCGTCTAACCCAAATAAAGATTCAGAATTACCAATATAATCTATTATACCCTGATAACCTTCTAATTTAAATCTTTCTATTAAAATTTCTTTTTTAATTATCTTCTTATTAAACCCCATAACTATAATTCACTTTCTTTTAATTTTATCCCACTTTTCATAACCTCAATAACACCTTGTCTACCAAAATCTTCATGTATTTTAGCGATATCATATCCCTCTTTCATTTTAATTATTTTAATTCTATCGAATAATTTTCCAACATTCAACTTTGCATAATGTTTTTTTGCGTCATCCCACGCATCTGAATCTAAAAGAATTATTACATTACTACTAGCTTTGTGGAAAAGTGAGTGCATTAATTTATCTGAAATTTTCTTACCTAAAAGTGGAATTGAGTTGTGTACAACAATGTGGTCAAAAGGACCTTCAACTAAATAAACATCAGAATCCCAATTAACACAACACTCATTAAATATTAAAACCTCTTTATCTGAATCAGGATTTAAATATTTTGGTTTAGCATTAACATAAGTTCTTGTTACCCAATAATTTAATTTATTATCTATATCATATGAAGGTATTACAACCCTAGAATCATATTGACCCCCACTAACATAACCCATTTTATGTCTTTTAATTATTTCGGGGGTTAATTTTCTTTCTTTAGTTAAATAATTCCATGCCTGTTTATATAAGAGTGATTTTGTATTACCATCTTCGAAACTAATAAAACCCTTTGGTAGGGTTAAGTCTTCAATTACATTGGTTTCTTTAACTTTAGATTTAAAGTCATCCAAAGAATAACCAATCATTTTTAATTTTTTAACTTGTTGTTTATTAGCAAAACTTTTAAATAATTTTTTTAAACTACCCTTTGTCCCATTAATATCACCACAAGCCCAACAGTTATAAACACCTTCACCTAGATTAACTTCTAGATTACCTTTCCCGTCACCGTCATACTCACCTTTTTCAGCAGAACAAACAGGACAATCAAAACTATATTGTTGTTTTGATTCGTTCTTTTTTTTAGGTCTTCCTAGAATATCTAATATTATACCGTAAATTAAGGTGTTTTCAGCCATTTAAATAATAGGTAAATCAAGTTTTTCGATTATTGTACCTTTTTGGTCACAAATTATAATACCTAAATCATTGTAAGCTTCTATAAAATTTTTTTCTTTATGTTTTTTAAGATAAGTTGCTACAGAAACATTTTCTTCTGATAAGATTTTTATTGTATAACAATATTCTTTTAGGAAGTTAACAAATTCATCAAAAGTTACAATTTCTTTTAAATGTATTTTTTCTAATAATTTTTTAGAACAATTAGTTCTACCATTACAATGTTCTTCTGTGATTTTACCTTCTTTATTAAAGGCTCTTAAAGAAATAAACTCTTTTTGAAAAAATGAAATGTTTGTCTCGTCATAGATTGGACTCCTAAAATGTGAAACGTACTTATGTTTTTTGTATTCATTATCTGTTTCATAATATAATTTAGAATACATTTTAGCTTCTTCCCACAAACATTCTAATGCTAATTTTTTATTTTCAGTCATATATTAAATATAGTCAATTTTAAGGATAAAGTCTATTTATGTGTTAAAAAAAAATATCGGTTTTTTGACCGATATTTAAAAGTTATAATCATATGTTAACCCATCATGACAAACAATATTTTTATTTAAAATATTTAAAATCTCTTCTGTTGGGTTTGGTCCTGATAATCTTTTTTTACATTCCTCGACATTATCTTCCATTAAATCAACACCATATGTTGTAGATAATGCCTGTTCTAATGGACATCCACTTCTTTCCATTTTTCTAATAACAATCTCACCTAAAAATTCACCATCACCACAACTATTATCAATAAATGTTTTGGTAGGGTCTGTGAATAATTCAGGATTTTCCTGTTCTAACTTATCTAACATTTCTATCACTAGGTGTTGTGGTGTAAAAACTTCTGCTGTTTTTTTAACTCTAAGTTTATCTCGATCAACACCCGACATATAAGGTCTGTTTCTGATATGTTCTTTATACTCGTTCAACATTTTCAAAATTAGGTTCAATAACATTGTTATTTTCATCTAAAAAGTATTTCCAGAAGTCTTTTTTGAAGGTTGATATGATTTTATAGTGATATTTATTGTTTGTAAACTTAACATAATTCATTAAATTTATAAAAATATCACTTTCCATAACTTCTTTAATTAAAGGTAAGTTTTTTTTTGTATCTACAATGGCGTAAGCAAATTGTGTTAAACCATATTCACCATCTAAATCTAAAACAGGATAAGTACCTAATCCGTTAGACCATATTAATTTAGGTACGCCAAAAAAACCGTTATCATTTGTATTGGAATAAAAAAATTTCAAACCATCCTTTATTGTTATAGTATAAACACAAGGATAAATATTTTCTTCTGTTCTAACTTTTAACATATGTGATTTGTCTGTGCCATAACCAGAACGACTATACAAAACCTCAACTGTCTCTTCACCTTCTTTAGCAACCAAAATATCATAGATATCAATCATACCATTAGGTATATAACTAATATTGTTTAAATTAAAATCATAAACCTCATTATCTATACTATTAATTTCCGTAATATCATTTATATTTTCAGAGTTCTCAATTACATACCAATCAAAATTAGTTCCAACACCAAAAACTTCTTTTCCTGTGTTAAAATCGTTCACATTTAGATGTTTAATATTTTTAGATTTTAATAAGTCTTTTATGAACGAAAAATTACCTTTTACGTCTCTCCACCCACTTGGGTGTATTAAACTCACATATCCACCCTCTTTACATATATCAAAAGATTTTTCAACAAATTTAGGCCAAATAGCTTCTGTTTTTTTAGGTCCTACCTGTTTTTGATAAGGAGGATTACCAATCACAACATCAAATCTCATTTTAAAATTTTCTTTTAAAGAATCTGTACAAAACAGATTTTTATACCCCATTCTTTTTAAATAATTTACATATTTAACGTGAATGTCATAACCAAAGACACGGGATTTTGCGTCTTCTTCTGTATACTTATAAATATTAACTAAACGATTAACAATTTCAATCAAAAAAGAACCGGTACCCATAGATAAATCACAAAATGTTGATTTTGGGTTTTTCCAAACTTTTTCAGGTATTCTATCTAACATTTCGTTAACCAACTCTTTTGGGGTAAAAACTTCACCTTTACCAGGATTTTGTTTCCATTTATTAGATTCAGGATTTCTATTATATGAAGTAATAATAGTATTTAACAATTTATGAGACACACCACCTAGTTCAATAATTTTTTTAAGAGTATCACAATCCATATCAACTTCAAAAAGAACTCCCTTTTCGTAACCCTTATCTTTAATCATGTTCAAACACTCAATAACATCATTTGATTCACAATTATTTATTTCAGAGATTTCAACAATGTTATCAACAATATTTTCCATGTGTTCTCTAATCTTTTCACGGATAGAGATGATTTTTTTGTTTTCTTTTTCATCATCTACAGATTCCTGACTTTCTTTAACTTCTTTTTCCAAGAATTTTTTAACCAAAGAAGAATCAATGCCAACCAATTTTTCATCATTTTCTTTTTCACCCTTATAAACGTCAATACCCGTCAACAAATTGATTAGGTTATCATCCATCATAATAGTGTCAGGATTAGAAGAATATTTACCCAATCTAATTAGGGAACTAGAGTTAATTAATCTATCAACATATTGGTCAATCTCAAGATTAAATAAACCTCCATTACCATTAGTAAAAATGTTTATAGAGTTTAAAACTCTTTTAATACCATCAGATAGTTCATTTACGTTTACTTTTTCAGCTTCATAAACAATGTACTCATCAATTGGGTTAATTTCATTTCTATTGGGATCTAAAGACAATGATATTACATAACCATCAGTTTTTTCTTTACCATGGTATGTTTTACCAGGTGTTAATACTCTAGATATTTTTTGACTAATAGTTGCATAAGAACCCCTATCAAACATCAAAATAACAGTATCAATTTCTGAAACAGAAAAACTACGTGAACCCATATCTTTACTAACAAAAACAACTTTTTTACCTTCTCTTTTTGCCTTTGCTACAGTTTTTTTAGCCAACTCTTCAGCTTCACGATTACTAGTTTCATCACCATTAATTAATACCACTTCATATTGTGGACCCAAAGATTCTTGAAAAACTTTAACTAATTCTTCTTGTTGTTCTTTTTTAGGTGTACCTGCAAAAACCATGGTTACGTCTTTTGGGGATTTTTCGTCGGTATTTAAATCTATAATATATTCCATTTCACCCCCATAAGTACCGAACAAACCTTTAATTAAGTTGGAAATGGTTCCTCTTGATTTTTTAACATCAATCAATAATTTAGACCAATCTGTTTTATAATTTTCAGATACATTATTAGATTTATCTATAACACCACCTAATGATAACCTAAAAAAATTGGGGTTGACTATATCTTTAACGGAATCTATAGATTTTTGTAAAGTGTATTTTTGTTTAAGAATGTTTATTATTTTTTCCATGAAACAAATATAGTAATTAATTAATTATTGGCCAAAAATTTTTGTAGTGGGTGTTGGCCATTTTTAACCATTAACATATCTGTATAAGACCAACGAATAATATTATCATCTATATTTTCTAACGGTTTGATTACCTTTTCAATAGCCGTACCAGTCATATAAACATTAAGTTTAGAGTTGATAAATCTAATAAAATCTTGACTTTTAATACGATGTGTACCAAAATCGGCTTCATCCATAAAACAAACTTTTTCTCTCACTGGTATATTATTAACTAAATCCAACTTACTTTCATGTTCATTCATATGTAAAGAAGTCTCCACAATAATCATTTTTTTACCATAACACTCATTAATGACTGTGTTTAAATCCTCTTTATCACTCACATATACCATATTTTCCGTATAACCGTCAAAACCATAAAAATCTTTTTTAAAAGAAGGCATTACAGTTAACATGTAAGATGGTAAAAAACATATTTTATAACCAAAATCATTAAATAAGGTTTGTATTAAATTAATTGCCCATATGGTTTTACCAAAACGTGGAGCTAACTCCAAAGCAAAATCAATTTTTTCTTTATTAGACTCTATTAGTTTTTCAATAAATAACATATGTACATAATCTTGGTAGAACCTAGGTACATACTTAGGCCTAAATACCGTCATACTTTTAATCATGTAATTTGTAAAATATTTTATAAAAACTTCCGCTGATACACTATGTACCTCTCCTTGTTTAACAAACCCTATTTCTTTACGTATATGGTCATCTACTTTAGATTTCTTATCAAATATGTTATTTTTTTTAGCATATTCACTAACATCAAAAATACCGTGAACAGTAATACCACCACCATCAAATTTATCCTTTCTAACACCCAAAGACTCACGTATACGTTTATTACATTCTACATGTGGGTCTTGTCCCAAAAATACGAATCTTTGACCGAATTTACATTCATTATCGTCTTCACTCCATAGATAGACGAACATTCTATCTTTATTAGTAATGTCATAAGTTGTTTGGTTGGTCATATTGGTTGTATTTAAATTACAATGCAAATATAATGAAAAAATGTTACAAAAAAAATATCGGTCAAAAAAACCGATATTATAATTTATATTTAAATAAAAAACTATTTTTTAGTACAATCCCATATATTATCACGACACATAATAGCTCTAACACAAGAATAAGCATCGGTCATATCAAAGTTTTCTTTCTTAAGTTTTTGATTTTTGTCGTACTCCCACACAATCTGAGGTTCTAAATTAGCCACTTTATCCCAAACAATCTGTTTTTTATCTACATCCCATGAGTAAGAACCAAACAAAACAGGTTTAGCTTTATCAATGTCCTTTTGACTATATGGTTCACCTTTTTTATTATGTGTTCTTTTTTGTACTAATTCTGGAAAAGAATATCTTCTAGAATCATTAGAAGAAATAAACTCAGGTATAACATTTAATACTTCTGAAACTACTTTAGAAATCATTCCGTTAAACTTTAACAAAGTAGCCACAGTATACACATTATTACTACTTAATAAAGGTTCCTCAATTATAACCCTTTCAATATCTAATTCGATATATCTTGTAATTAATCTTTCAAAAGCATCAACCTTTTTAAACAATTCTTCTAGTTTTGTTTCGGGTTGGGGTTTTATTTTTGGTGTTATGTGAGTTAATTCTAATAATTTGCCATTTGTATTAAAAAGACATATACCTATAGTTTTGCTGGAAACATCCAAACCCATTATAACTTTTTCTTCTTTTATTTTATTTGTTTTTTCCATATATACCCATTAATTGGATTTCCACTTTCAAAGTGTTTATTTAATTTTTTATGACTTATTTCTTTATACACCTCACCAAGTGAATCGTAAATTTTTATTAGATTACCATCTAAATCATATTTGTAAACCTTTCTTTTAATAGAATTTGTTCTTTTTTTTATAGACTCTTCAGAAAAAATTTGTTCAGATCTTTTTTTTCTAATTTTTTCTATAACCTCCTCACTATGTTTTTTATTATACATGGGGTGATTAACACCACAATTTAAACCTTTATGTGAATCACTAAGTTTTTTCTTTAATATTTCACTAACTTCTTTACCATATATATCATCATATGTTTTACCTTTTTTTTCAGATTTTCTACCTTTTAATGAATCAGATAATTTTTTTTTGTGTCTTTCACTTCTAGATTTATTGTTGTTTAACCATGGTATTGGTTTACCTTTTTTTGATCTAGACATTTTTAATTTTGATTCTTCAGTGTGTTTTCTGCCTTTTGTAGAGGGAGGTTCATCACCACCAATAGTACCATTGACCATGTTAAAACCAATAAATTTAAAATAAGATATATAAAATTGTTCCCAATAAACCCACTCATTTTTATTAACAACATCTATTATTAATAATGTTGGTTTAAGACTTTTTTCATTCAATGATCTAATCCACCTATCTTTATATGAATCATTTATATTTCTATCAGCTATATGTCTCCTAAGTCTAGATTTGGGATTTACACTTTTACCCACATATCTTAATTGGTTTGTTAACGGGTCAACTAAACCATATATGTACACTATTTCACTTACTATCATATACATAAATATATAGTTTTGTGAAAAAAAATTAGTTAAAACATCTAAACCTAAAATTTTTATATTATGATGGATATAAAGATGTATCTACCGAAGTACCCCAAACATCTCCAATACCACCATCTAGTGTAACACTTAAATTCATTGTTACGTAGTTATTTTCTTTTTTGATAATATTTGTAGGAACACCAATTGCTGTTACTTGCCCATTTGTATCATATAAACAAACTTGGGTTATATTAACAACTTCTTCACAGCCTGTATCACCGTTGGCTATTGCCTGTTTTCTAGAAGGGTTAGTAGTGTATTTTAGAATACCAGGTGAAGCATTTATTCTAACTTCAGCTGATACACTACTATCATAATCTGTTACAACTGCATAAGCCGTGTTAGATGCGAATGTCACACTAGTTGTACCTGTACCACCTGTACCCAAACCAAAATTAAATCCTTGTACAATTTCTGGGTCCCAAAAAGTAATAATACCACTAATACAATCTATCATACCAGCCGCTCTATGATAACCTGTACCATTAAATAAAGCTGTTTTTTTACCGTTTGCGTATGGATTTGTTACTTTGTGTGATTGGCTGAATCCTGATGTAGAACCTGAAGTTAAACTAGTATAATCATTAAAGATGAAGGCTACCCCACTTTCATATTCACCACCATTATTTCCTCTACCTTCACCTTGTCCGATACCTGTATTTATTACGGCTTCTCTTAAAGATTCAAATTTTCTTGTATCAGCAACAGTTTTAGCACAAACACCAGATGTAGTTCTATTTAATAAATCAGGTGATTCGTAAAAAGTAAAATAATTAGTTAATGCTGTTATACCTGAAAGAGTAGCTCCAGTAAAACTAGTAGGTATTACAACAGCCCCGTCTCTACCGATAATTGCTTGTCTATAAGTTTCATTATCAATTAAACCTACAACAATTCCTGTATTATAATAAGCGTCATATAATTTCTCTAATGAAGTGTTTAAATACCCACCATCATCAAAAGAAATGTTATAATTATTAGCTATCTCGTTTGTATATATGCCTAAATTAGCGTAAAAATGAGACCATGAATTTGTTGTAAATCCAGTATCTGTTGAAGGTGGTATGTAAGTCCATTCTATATTACCCCCAGGAATAGCATAAAAATACGGACTTTCCTCTTCTTTATTACTTACGTTAACATTTTCTACTGGTACTAAAGAACTCATTTATTTTTTATTTAAAGGTTTGTTATTGTTTGTGTGTTATTAATACTATTATATTCTATTACAACACCATTACTGTTATCTATTTTTGTATTATTACTGCCGGGTTTTAAATCGGCATCATAAATAGCTAGAGGTACTATATCAGACATTTGAAAATTTATCGTTTGTAGTCTACCGTTAACTTTATAATAAAGATCTACAGAACTAGCAGAAACAAAAGAGTTATATTCAACATTAAGAGAATTACCCTCAACTGAATCTTTAAATCTATTCTTATTGTTATAGTCTCTTGAACTATTATAATATACTTTTAACATTATTACCCGACTATTAATATATTGTTATATCCTGAAATAGTTGCATTTAAATCGTATACAAAGTTAAGACTTAAATTACCACCTATAACTGGTAGGTTTTCACTATTACTTGTTACAACCAATTGTGAATTAATAGGTAATTCCCATTTGTTGGTTGTGGTTTCTTTAAAATAAAATTCTATATGATTTTTAGCTTTAGCAATCATACCTTCTATTAATGATTGACCAGTAGAATTTTTATAACCCCATATTGCTTGAGCCATAAACCCATTTATATCCTGTGTTATGAATCTACTAGGTTCTGTAAGATAATAAACCCCTGTCTTAGAAGAATCTAAAATCACTGCAGGTGTAATGGTTTCATATCTACTAACATCACCCATTTTGGTTAGTGGTATAAAGTTTGTTTTACCGTTAACTACATAACCAAATTGTGGTGGTTGAAAAGTTAAAAATGCGTTATGACCTTCTAGATATCTAGAACCCTCTATATTAGCACCAAAACCAAACAATAGACTAGTATAAAACCTATCAAAAGAATTATCTATTTGTGTTTTTAAACTATTATTGTTATATGAAACATATTTACTGTTTAATTTTAAATAATTGTCTTTATCCTCACTACTCTTAAACATAAAGTTTAGTGAGAAATTATTTGTTGTTAATAAGTTTGACCACGCATTAGAAACAAAATTTTGTTCTTGTTTAATCAGATAAATACCTTGTATTATTTTTAAACTAGTTTCTAAACTTTCTGTGTAAGCTGAATTAGTTGCAATATCTGTTAACCAATCAAAATACTCATGTAAATTTATAGTCATAGTTAGATTACTTTTTGTGTAATCCTGTAAACCACAATTTTGTTTGTAAAAATTAATAACCCATCTTTGTGCTGTTTTAGTGACTGATTCTACTGGTGGTTCTATAACTTCTACTTTAGTAGGTACCGAATCAATACAAGATTTTCTAGCAGTAAATAAAGTTTTAGAACCACTTATGTTATTTATATCAGATAAATTAGGTTCAGTACTAACATCGTAACGTTCATTCATATCACCAAGACTGAAAAAAGCGAAAGATTTTTTAGCTCCTTCACTCATAATCTTACGTAAACCGTGATTAGTTAATTTTAAATTTACATTATTCGCCATTATCTCTTATTTTTACTTTATATTTAGGTTCTTTTATGGTAGTAGAACTTTTATGACTACCATTTATTTCTAAAATACCTTGTGGTTCAACACATAAATGATATAATAAGTCATCATCCGAAAAAGTAAAATATACAAAAGTATCTTTAAGACCTTCAGATAAAAATTTTACTTTACCGTGAGGTGTTAAAATCAACTTCACTTCATCATTATTTTTGTCTAAAAAACCCATTATAAATCAAAAGCTATTTCAATTATAACTGTTGTTGTGTTATTTTTTTCAATAGGTAGATTCATTTTGCCTATTGCCACTAAATCACCACCAGTACTATAAATACCAACCTCAGAAATGTGTACGTTTTGTGCACTATTCAACCAAGTTGGGTTAGTTGTTGTATTAAACATTGTAGGCGGTACTACTATGTTAAATTTAGTTCTCCATTTCCTTACTGAACCAGCTGCTTCTATATTGCCAAAAAAGAAATTCTCATCCCCAAATTGTAATAAATTAGTTTCTGATGTAGTAGGTATATTAATATAGTTATGTAAATCAAACAAAGTAGAACCAGAAATATACATCGCGTTATTTATGGTGAATGTTGTGTTTTCTAGATTAATAGGGTTTATTGTTGTACCAGTTGTGTGACCATTTATTTGATTAGTATAGTCCATAATAAACCAACCATCTGATGTTGGTTTGTTACCTGTTGTCACTCTTTGAGCTATAATATAAAACTTATCTGCTTGGAAACCTGTCCCCCCACTTACCATCATATAAGGTAAACTAGAGGTTGGGAATGTTAACTGTACATCTTTCTTAGCGTTATCTGGACACTCTTCCTCACTTACAACAACACAAGTATAATTTTGTGCGTGTAAACTTGTGGTACATGCTGAAGTATTTTCAAACATATAAGAAACATATAAATCTTGTGTTTGACCAATCAAACCATTAGCTGATGTAAATAGACCGTAATCCATTGTTGGTAAGGTCCAGTTTCTATTTGATTTGTATGAAAGTGCTGCAACTAACTCTTGGTTATCTACGGTAAATACTTCATGGTCAGGGAAAACTCTACCAACAAAGTTATTACCACTACTATCAACTAAATCGTAATATCTAACTTCTGTAGAAACCCCACTTAAAGTAACATATTTTTCAACACCTGTACCAGAAAAAGACTCACCAATTTTATCCGCTGTTCCTGAACCCGAAAAAACTCTACCATGCCACATTAAAGTTGGCATTTTTATTTTAGGTGCTGACGGAACTGTTGTATCAATATAAAATCTTTGTCCGTAAACATTTTCTGATTGATTGTTGCAAGTCTGTACGTTTGTGTAATGTATAATAGCTATAGACTTTTCATCTTCACAATTACTAGTAATTTCAGATGTATATCCAAAATATTCTTTAGAACCAATATAATTTTCACTACCATAATTATTAAAAGTTTCATAAGTACCTAAACCATCATCAGCTCCTGCTATAGGGTATGACCACACATTATTCATGTTCCACACTGTCCCAGCTGAATAAATTCCACCCGTACTAAAAGTATTTCCTGTAGGATAAAAAGCTGTCCAACAATGATTAGAACCCACATAACCAGGGTAATAAGGGAAATTTCTATCTAAAGTTACGTTCAATGTGTTTGCCGACAGGGTACCACTTTTATCTTGTACCCTAAACCAAAGGTAAGGGACAGGTACGTTCTCATCAATAACACCGTCTGTTTGTGGTAAAGTTAACTGGTCATTACTCATTTTTACCAACATAAAATCACCAATAGAAGGTTCGTATGTATTTACACCATAAGAAGCTGATTGTATTACAGGTACAACATTAGTACAACCTGTTAAACCACTTAAAGGAATTATACTATCAGCCTGTAAAACATAACTAGTACTTGTATAAGCTGTATATTCTGTACTAGCAGTACTTGTTTCAAAAAATCCTAATTCAGGTGCCTGAGTTGTTGTTACTAATTCTAGAGCTGTAAGTTGGGTTATTCCCATGAAAGCCTGATTTGGTGTACTTGTTGTTGTAGGTAACAAGAATGTTTTCATATCAGGTTGATTAGCTTTAGCTCTTAAAACATTATTTAAAGTAATGTCATAAGTAGGACCTAAAGTTGTATAATCAATTTCTGAATCACCTAATTTAAAGGTGTTAAAAGTTAAGGCTCCATTAGCCAATAATTCTCTACCTTTATCTGTAAGTCTAGCACTTACAACAATATTTGAATTTTTATCTATATAACTCACTTTTTATGTTTTTTTATAAATATCATTATTATCGTTTTAATCAAAAAAATCTTTTTTCAATTTATCTAGAGCTGTTGAGCCTTCAGTAAGACCAAAATAAAAATATGGATGATCATTTTTAGCATAATAATACACGTCTTTACCTAGATTATAAGTACACCCAAAATAACTGTTTAATTCAGAATCTAAAGCATTAGGATTTAAATTACCATAATCATTAAGATTTATTTCTGGTGGACCAATAGGTAATGGTTCACCACCTGAATATGTAGGTATATTACCAGGAAGCCAATCTACAGGATCAGGTTCATCATAATCAATCCTACAATAGTATTTTAAAATAGTACCACCTACTTCTGCTTTTAGTTCTTTTTCGGAATAACCAGAGTTTAAAAAAGAATTAGCTGGAAATATATTTAAAGCTTTACCCCATTTTTCATATAAATTACCATCGAAACCGTTTTCACCAGCCATTTGGTATGGAAATAGATCATTTAAATCTGTATATGTTGTTGTAGCTAAAAAAGGTATTAAATTTACTGTTCTAATACCTTTTTCTGAATTTTGACAATATCCTCCAATACAATTACTCCCACCACCTTTAGTGAATGGTTTTAAACTACTATCGGTATCTGAAGATAGACTACTTTTTAAAGTATCTAAAGTTTCTTTACACATTAACATTGAGCCTATATTCATTATTACGGTGTTTGAGGTCCATTTACAGTAAACAAATTCTTCAGTATCATTCGCCCCATTTAATACCCCTGGTATAGATTTTGGTGTTATGAAGGTACATCTAACACCTGATGGAAATTCTGTCCCATTATTAATAGCATCACCCCAAGCATTACCAGTGGGATAACCCGTTGTATTCGGTGTATAAGTATTATTGTTTTCAGTTAAAAAAGATGCACTATTATTATGGCCAAAACCACAACATTTATATTCCCCATTATTTTTTGATTTAACCCTAAATTTATACAAATAACAACCCCCATTTAACCAAGAATCATAAAAACATAGTTTAATTTTCTTTTGTTTACTAAGTTCACTAAAGGTCCTCTTTATAGCGTTGTTATATGGTATATCTAAATTTGATTTAGTGTTAGTATCACCTTCTTCTGTCTCACCAATACCTGTCACATCGGGTGAACCAACAGTTTGTAATAAAAATTGGCCACAATCCTTTAAACCTATAAAATCAAATCTACCAGAGTTGTTATTTTTTATTTTTCTAATATATTGTGTTGTTGTATAAACTTGTTTCCATTCAAAAAGGTGAAAATCACACTCAACATCATCATTTATATAAGAATCTATGTCAGCCGTAAATCTAACTGAATCTTGATTGCTAGGTATAATTAAACTAGCCGTTCTAAACGTTTTTTTACCTTTAAAAATTGTGGTATTATCATTGAATTTTAATTTAAACCTGTATTTACCTTTTGTTGGGACCCCTTTTGTTTGGTCTAAAGATCTAACAAGGTTACCAAATTCATCTGTTATAACTTTATCATAATATAAAGGTATCGTAAAAGCGTAAACCCCATTTTCATCTATCTCTTTTGGTGATAATTTTTCAATAAAGGTTGGTGAATCTATGTTTGGATTGCTAGGTGTAACATTTTGGTTTGGTATGTAATTTAATTTTAAAATGTCTACTTGTCCAGGGCCAGTTATTAATTGTTCTTGTTCTCCCATAGATTTCTTAACATTACAATTTTGTTTTAAAGCGTTTTTATCTGAATCTGTAAAAATAGATCCCATAAAAATAGCGTTAGCAACTAAATCATTACCAATATTAAAGTCTACTCTAGTAATACCAAAATTACATTTTTCAGTATCACCCCAAAAAGGAACAACATCAACACCTTTATTTTGTGTTCTAATTTGTGCTAAAGTATCTAAATTATTAGATGTTTTAAAATTTTTACCGTCAAATAATGACTCTGAAAATCCTTGTTCTATTAAATCGTATGGTCTTAAACTTAAAAAACCTATATCACTTAAGTCAACATCCATGTGTACTGTCTGTTGTCCAGTTGGTACACCAAATATTATATAATCTCCAGCATCATTAGTTGTTGTCGTATATTTGTAGTATTTATCAAATATCTCTAAATAAGTGTCATTGTTTAATATAGTTTCTTTGGTTGGGAATGTCCCAACAGCGACACTAAGATTACAGGTAGATTCTTCCAGTAATAGATTATATCTAATCCCTTCACTATTAGTACTGGTAACTGTTTTGTAAGGATATAAAGTACTTATTAATTCATTTTTTTGGTCTTCGTCAGAAATGGGAATAAAAATAGAAACTTTGGCGTTTGGTACACCAAATCCTTGATTAGCTATTACTCTGCCAATAACGACACCATAATCAGCGCAAAAAGATTCATAAACATCTTTCTGTGTGATTTTTAAACTTAGAATCTCTATAAAATCAAAATCCTGATTTAAATCTACACTAATATTTTTATCTTCACCTGGTGTAGTTCGTATTCTTATAGTCTTATTCTCCATTATTAATAACTATTTTGTGCGTAAGCTATGTTTACTCTAAAAGCAACAATTTCACTAACAGCTCTAGTTGTTATTGTATTATTGAATAATATATGATAATCTTTGAAAAAAGATACTCTAAATAAGAAATTTTCACCTACATTTGTTGGTAATTGGTCTAGTGTTGCTGAATAAGTTTCAGTTACCGCACTAACATTTATTTGTCCTAATGGATTATAAAAATCATAAAATTTGGATTGGATTGGATTTAAAAATTCAGTATCATCTCCAGTAGTAACTTGTAATAAGAATTTACCATCTTCACTTCTATAATTAGAATAACTATCAGGTGCCGACCAATAAACAGTTGGTGTAAGTGTTCTAAAATAACCTAAATCATAATAAAGAAGACTTTGGTCCGTAATATAAAAAATAGATAAAGCATCACCAATTTTTATTTCATTAGACGGATTCATTATTAATTTTCTACTATCACTAGTACTAATAAAATACTCTACATTTTCTTTCAATTTAATCCCATTCACAACAAATATTAAACCTGAACCACTTCTATTCGGGTAGGTGAGTAATATTTCTTGTCTAGATTTTATAGGGTTATAATTTACAGTTAAATTAGTAACACCAGAAGTTATACCTGTAGTTATTGAGTTAACTATACCGGCATCCACAATTAAACCTGTTTCATTAAGATTAATTATATCAACATCTACTGAAATATTTTTTAGGTAACTAACTTGGATAACGTCTTTTGTTGGCTCTAGTGTTCCTGAAATAAGTTCAAAATACCCATTACCTAAATCAGGTCTGTAAATCCAATCTAAATTTTCTGTTAATAAAATACCATTAACAAATACAATAAATTTGTTATTTAAAGCATAACCACCAATTTTAAATATAGTAGTTTGACCCTCAATCAAATTAGGTGTTTCTGTTACTAAAATAGTATCTTGTGTTATGTCAAAAGCCCTAGTTTTACTAACTATAGGTTTTTCGGGATTAACAGATGTTACAAAATACCAACCATCATTAAATAAATCTTCTTTAGGATATGTAGTTAAATCAAATGAATTTACTTCTAAATTATCTAAAAAGTTTTTTGTTGTAAAAATGTTATAATCTTTTATTATATATTCATAATCACCTTTATCTATAGAAAAAGAATTTATTGTATCATAAATTGTATTAGCGGTTATAGCTGAATATTCAAAACATTTAGAATATACTGCATCTTTTTTTGTGACATACACCCTATCTTTAGGTATTCTATTTAAATTAAAGGTGTGGTAACAAAAACTACCTGTATAACCAGTATATTCTGTATTTCCTGTTATTTGAAATACGAGGTCTATTTCATCAACTTCTGATAAGTTATAAACTGCTGTACAACCTGATGTTGTATAAGTACTAGCTGTTGTAACACCACTACAATTAGTAGTAGTAAAACCTGAGTTAGGTATTGTTGCCCCTGATAATGTATATAATGGTTCTAAAAAAACCTCATCAACAAAACTTACTTCATTACCGATATTATAAACATTAGATAGTCCTCTTGATCTATCTACCTCAATTTGAGCTACAGATTCTAAATCTACTGTAGGTATACTTGTTTTTTTATATTTACATAATAAACACATTATTGAAATATTTCTTTTACCCCTCCTTTAATGATACCGTTATAATATCTTTCTTTAATCACCTCAAAAGGTCTATTTAATCTTGGTGTTATTTCTCTTTCAACCAATATACCACCCCCACCGGTTGGGTCTGGGTCTGCTGGTGTTATATTAAATCCATCAATAACTATTGGTTCATTATTTGACCCACTTAATTCAGAATTAGGTGTGTTATCCATAGGTAGACCTGGTTCAAAAGTCTCATCAACATCACCTCCATTAGTGTTATGAGGACCTTCAGGTAATTCTGGATCTGTTGAGTATTCTAATATGGTTATTTCAGAATCAACGTATTCAAAATCATAATCACACTCTTCAAATTGTGTACAAATAAAAGCGTCATTATTACACCATTTTTCACCCGAAATGAATATTGTTGTGGCCGGAACAAATTGTTCAATCATTCTAACCCAAAAACTTTGGAAAACTTTTTTGTATTCCTCTAATTGTAATAAGTTAGCTGTTTGTACACAATAAGAACCTGTTTCACCAGTTATTGTTTCCGATATTGTACTAGCGGTTGTAATACCACTATAACAAGTACCAGCACTTAAAGTATACCCACTAGGACAATAAATTGTAGTTTTAGTGCAATATTTTGTCCCACCTGTGGTTGTTACTAATGTATAATCAGAAGGACATTGTGAATAAGTTGCACAACATTCACTACACATATTAAATGTGAGTTCCATTTCTTTACTGATTATAACAGCCTTACTATGTGGTTCTAATATATTAGATTGTTCATAGTAGTCAGTATACCTCCAAGGAATATCAGCATCAGCACTAGGAGCAAAAGTTCTATTTATAAAACCATAACCTTGTATTAGGCCATCTTCCCCTCTATCTCTAATTAAATTATCTTGTGTAGAACCTATGTCATCAGCACCAGGGTTATACACCCATGAACGTTTATTATCTATAACTCTAGTTAGATCAAAACCAACACACTTTTTGGTGTCAAAGAAAAGTCTTTCATTTTCTTTGTAACAATCCACCCTAATATCGTCTACTCTAATATCGTATTCACAACACAAAACAATACCACCACTTATATTTAAATTTAGGTTAAAGGTTCCACCTGAAACAGATGAAAATCTGGCACTTAAATTAATCCATTCATCAAATCCATCAGTAATAGAATCAAACACATCTATTTGTGTTACTGTAATATTTGGGTTATTTGGTAATAGGGATACTGTTATAGAATCTTCAGAAGTAATACATTCATCTGAAGGTTTTGTAAAATACATTTTAACGGAAACTAATACATCATCACAACCATCTATAGATATAGGTTCATCATTTAAAACAATATCTATACCATTAGTAGAAGTATACTGACATATTTTTAAATCTGGATTCCACTCTACATTATAACCAGTGACTTCAGAACTACAACAACCTCTACTAACAGGTAATAATTCACCATCAACATAACCAAAAAGTTGTTGTACATTTTGGGGTGTTAAATTTTGTGCCGTTGTTTGGTATGGTGCTATTTCATAAGAATCGTAAGTACAGGGATTAACAATATTACCATCATTTTGTGGTATATAACGACATTGGTTTGTTATGTAATCCCAATAAACAGTATCTATACCAATATTTTCGGGTATACAACAATCATATCTAGTCGCATTTAATACGATGTAATTAGTTGTATCTAATACCACTGTTGATACAGTAGGACATGGGTCTGGTACTGAAAAACATTTTTGTAAAGTTGGATCCCATGTAACAGAATAACCTAAACCACCTACAACATAATTTGTACAACAGTTTTGTGGCACAGGAAGTGTGGTATTTGTAAAACCAACATTATATTCTATAGAATTGTCTTCAAGAATAGTAAAGCCCTCAATTTGTGAGGTACAATTATTAAGTGAAATACATCTACCTTGTAACAAAGAAGATTGTTCAGATGTTAAAGTAATACTACCACTATTAAAACCATTGTAGGGTGTGTTTACCCATTGAACTGGGAAACCTATATTTTGTTCGGTACAACAAGATTCTATATCTGTTAATGGGCATCCTGCATTTAGTGCTAAATCCCAATCAGGGTTAAGGGATATGTTAGATAATGGATTATTGTTTGGATAAGTTCCGTTGACTATTGTTCCCTCTGGGTTTTCCCAATAATCAATGTCGTTATAACCATTACTATTAAAAAGTTCCTCACAACTTAGTATGGTTGGGTAATCAGCACAAGGCCCAGTATCACCATCCGTATCTATACCAGAACTGGGACCAACACCACCAGGAAAATAATAAGCTACACAACAACCTCTAGTGTATGTAACTGGCGAAGTACCAACCTGTAAAGCCCATGTAAGACTTGAATTATATTCAGGACACATGTCACCAACACCAATACAAGGTGTACTAGAAGAAGCTATTTGAAGGTCAATTGTTCCTGTGGTAACACCGGGAGGTAATTGATTGACTGGTGCATTAAAAATATTTGATCCGGGTGATAATGTACAACAATATGAAGTAGTGATGATATCACCACCCCCACCTCCAAGCCATTCACTATTATTAATTGTTTCCGCCATTTATTTTTATAAATATTATTTTCTTTAATTTATTAGTCTGTAGTTTGATTTATATCAGTTAAAGATATACCATCAAGAACATCAACAGGTGTAGAGCCATTATTTGTTATAGCAATATTTTTTAAACAAATTATATTACCTAAAGAATCTTCACCTAAAACACCACCTTTAGTATTACAACATTTTTCATTTGTTATATTTTTATCGGAAATACTAACTATAACACAATTAACTGTAGGTGTTTCTGGTGCATTTCCTAGTATACAATATTCACCATTCCAATGAACGTCATAACCCAAAATTTGGCTATCACAGCATTCCCCTCCAATTGGTGTTCCTTCGTTAATTAAAACTTTATCAGGTCTAGTCACCACTGTTAGGGGATTTATTTCACAACCAGTACTATCTAATGTACTTACTTTATCACATGTTCTATAACCTTTACAACATCCTTTTTGAAATAGAGTAGACCCAGGTATTTGTTCCCAACTACTACTATAAAATGAATCACACATTATTAATGGTAATGTACTAGGTGACTCTTGTATTACATATGTATAACCATCTGGGTCTGTGTAAAGACTACCATTAGCTAAATTACAACCACTTTTAAAAGTGAAATCAGTGTTAATACTCACACCTTTAACTTCACGTTTATTAGGTTCTACTGTAATATTTGATTTAAGGTTATAATAATCATCGTCACAAACTAATTTTGTTGGTGGACACCAAAAACAAGCTAAATTATCTGTAATAGTATTACCAAATAATTCGTTTACAGTAAAAATATCTTCTACGGCATTAATATTAGTACCTACAAGTAAACACCTACTACCATCCCAGTAAACATTAGAACCTACTACACTATTTTGGCAACAAGCTTGTTTATTTATTCCTAAAACTAATCCAGATTCTAATATCATTAATTGTCCTTCAGAAGGGCATATTCCACCACCAACACCATTAGGTATTAAAGTACTAGCTGGTAAATAATATCCACCCAATTCCAAACAACAAGTTTGTGATATTTCTGTTGCATCAATTAAATCTTGTTGATTTGTATCTATATAACCACTTATATTAGATTCGGTTAAAATTAAAGTTGTTTGTTCGTTAGCGAATATTACACCATTATCATAGTAAACTAAATCAGTAGGGCACGTTAATTCACAGTTAGAACCACCATAATTAAATGTGATTCTTATTGGTGTACTATTACTATTATAAACAATGTCAGTAGAAGCTCCTGCGGCTAAAATAGTAGCGTTAGATGAAACTTGTCCATTATTATTTAATATTTCAGCAAAATTTTCACCATAAGAAGGTACATTATCTTGTGTGTTAGAATCCTCTGTACTATATTCTGTGAATAAATTATCTAATGTTATAAAGTTTACCGTATTTATTGTAACTGCTGAAAAATTATCAATAAAACATCTAAAACCATCTACATAATGTTTACCATAATCATATACACCAATGTGTGGGTTATTACCTAAATCAGATAAATTACCTCCATTATACCAAAAACCATAAGCTTGATAGTACCTTGTGACTCTATCATTATCTTCTGTGGCCACGTCAAATGGTTGTATATAAGGGAACCCAAAATTATCTATAGGATAACCACCATTTATAATACCATCACCACTTTGTACTAATAATTCATCTAATGGAATACCTAGATAATCAGCAATCGTATTTAACGTTTCATCAACATTAAGTCTGTCCTTAACTATGTATAAGTACTCATCTAAACTAACCACACACTCTTGTATTCTAAATAAATTAAGGAAAAACTCTAAAACTTTTCTATGACCTTTTGATTTAAATAACCACCAAGCATTTATAACTAATCTTCTCCATAACTCAAAGTCTAGCTCTCTTGGGGATAAACCCCTAGAATAACCCGAAAAAGGTGTATTAAAAGTTGCCCCATACCCCTCTTCACCAGAATTAGAAGGTAAGAAATTACCAAATAAATTATTATCAAAATAACTTAATAAAACATCTAAACCTAATTCTGAAGCTAATACTTTCACTAACTCATCAGCGGTGTTATCTTTTTTATTATAAGTAACTACCCTAGAAAATGTTATACCATCTATATATTGTTTTACTTGGTCAAACTCTCTTCCATAAAGTCTTAATAATTTATTAACTTTTCTACCATAAATTTCAGTACCATCACCTTCAGTATCAAACTCTATAATAGACTCAGTAACAAACCTTCTAGCAACAAGGTCTGTTTTATTTTGGTCCATTTGTAAAGCTATGTCTATCCAATCATTAAGATAGTTGGTGAATTCTGTTGATCCATTATCTAAATTATAACCGTCTGTTGTTGGCCAAGTTAATCTTCTATTACTAGAAAAGATTGCCCCAGATTCATTTCTTAATGGTAAATCAACAGATATTGTATAAGGTGGTGATACTAATCTGTTTAATATTAGTGACTCAAACTCATTTAACTTACTAAAAAAATATTTATTTATAATTTCTTCTTTGGGTCTTACGTGATAATTGAAACTACCAAAACCAACACCCACTAAATTTGGCCAAGGATTACCATTAACCTGTAAATAAATGTAGTTATCTATATTAGTACTACCAGTAAAACCTAAAACATAAAAATCACCGAAAATATTACTTATTTGGTAATCTTGGAAACTTGTATTTAAATTAGAAATATCACCATAATTATCATATGTACTAAAGAGTACTTCACTACTATAAATTAAAGCGAATTTATTTTTTATTAAAACTGTCGGTATTTTAAAAGTGGAAGTACCTGACAAACTATCATATTGATAATTAAGGACAGTGTTTTTATATGTTCTAGTTGGGTCATCGTCTAATAAATTTTCTATAAATAAAGAACCTTTCCATTTTAATAAAATTTGTTCTATATTACTTTTAATAAATTCATAAAAACTACCAAAGTAAACATATCTTTCTATCCTGTTGGGATCTAAATTTAGAATTATTTTTAAACTTTCGTTTGATAATTCTTCTGAGTCTATGTTGGTTAAATCTAAATCATTTAAATTATAAGATTCAGAAAATGTACCAGTACTATAAACATTACTAGTAACGGGATTAGCGTTAGTTGTAATAGCAAAATTACCTAAAGTAAAAAGTGTAACACCATCTGTAAATTGTTGTCCCACCAAATTTGGGGCAAAGTCACCTTGACCTATTTTATATGGTTCTGTTATTGACCCCGGTACTACTATTTTATTAGGCATTAAATTTTAAAAATTTTAAAGGGTAGTTATTGTATCAAAATCTTTAGTATCATCAATTTCATCAACTTCTTCTCTAATTTCATAAAGTGGTTGACTAGTAAACTGATCTTGTATTTCGTAAAGATTGTATTGTTTATAAATTCTATTATCAAAATCGTAGATAGTGTATTTACCATCAGCAATACTTTTACTTTGGTTACCAAATAAACCGTAAGCTAATGTCTCAATATCATGTTCAACCATTTCTAATTCAATAGTAATTGGATTAAAAAATGTGTTTGTTATTACAACCGATTGTCCAGGTGAACCAATAAAAGGTATTTTATTTGGTGTTACTACTGAAGGTGAGGAAGGTGTTAATGTACAGAACAATAAATTAGAATTGTCATTAAATCTATATCTAATAGCTTTTTGTGAGGTATTAGATAAATTTTGATTAACCGCCTCAGTTAAATTAGCTGATGTTACAATTCTATAAGTATTCGGTAATATTTGATTAGTGTCATCCAAATATTCTATTCTATAACCAACCATAGAATCATTTTGTGCTAAGATTGGTGGTAAGTCATTTGTATTAAATACAATACCTTTTATATCAGGATAAGCAGATAAAACACCACAATCAGCTATTGTTACATAGTATTGCTTAGGTCTTATCATTATTGTGTAGTAACCTTTTGAAGAAAAAAGGTTTGCCGGTAAATTTAAGTTATATAGACCGCCCAATATTGGTTGTACTCCATTAACGCTTAATGGGTTATTAAATTGTGTTAAAAAAGAGTTAGCATCTAAAACTCTAACGGGAACTGTAGGTGGTACGTCTCTACTAGGTGAGTAGGTATAAAAAATATCTATATCATCTGGTGATACGTTAGCCGGTCTTATTGTTCCGTAATTTCCTGTAGCCATTTTATTCTATATTAAAAATATTGTAATATCCATTTCTATATGTATCAAACTGATCAATACTTTCTATATCTTCCAATCTTAAATGTCTTTCAAATACCGATATTGACTGTCTTTCAATAAATATCTGATTTTCAACTTTAGGAGGAAAAGATATACCCATTTCAGCTTCTCTTTTTATTAAGTTTATATTTTGTACAGTTAACCCACTACTTTCAAAAAAATAAACAGTCTGTGTTTTAAAAAATAGATTTGAGTCTGGGAACAACGGGTTTAATATATTAGTGGTATATTTAATACCATTTATTTCATATTCAACACTAGATAATGATTGTTCTGTTAAAGTATTACCTGAAGAATCGATACCATAAGTAGTTTCGTAAACAACATTTGTAACACCGTTTACGCCTACAACATAAGGATTATTATCGTCATAAGTTTTAACTTCATTTAGCCTTGAGTCTGTAAATCCTGTAATTATCACCCTAAATAATTTATACCGTCAGTTGGCCCTTTTAGGTCACTGTTATTACCTGTAAATATGCCAGGTTGTTTATCCTCTGAATTACATTTAAAACAAAATATACATTTCATACAATTGTTCTTTGGACAGTTAGGGTCATTAAATACTTTACTACATTTAAGAGGTATTTTAGTTCCATTAACACAATTTGAATTAGAATTTACTGATGTTATCTCCTCAAAACCTAACTGAACACTTTTTATTACCCCATAATTATTCTCTAAACTTGTATTCGGGGTATACTGTACACCACCTCCGTGTAATATACCACCAAGGTAAAGTTCATCACCGTTTACACCAGTTTCAGAATTTATGACCTCAACACCATTTTTATTTTTAACTTCTCTACAAAATTTATTTGCCTTTGAAAAAGCTAAACCGTAACCGTTATAAGTTGGGTTTTGAGGGTCATAAAAAGGTCCGTAATAAACATCACTATCAGTTGTTTGCATAGATATTCTAACTGAATTTTCCAAAATAGGTTGTGCAGACCTAGATGTCATTTGAGTATGACAATTAAAACACTCACTATTATAATAAGGTCCGTTTTTAGATATATCTAATGAACTGTCATAAGATTTACTACAACAACCACCTTTATATTTTATAAAGTCACTATTCCATAAATGAGGTACAGTCGTTCCAGTACCAAAATCAGCTTTCTGTGAGATGTCATTAAATATTGGTTGTTGTAAAAATATATTCACGTTTGATGAATCTACTAAGTTACCATCAAAAGTTTTTAAATTGTTGATTCCACCCATTTGACATGTAGGTGAAACATTTTTAAAAGAGTATTTACCCGTATTATTACTTAATTGTTTAGATAAATTAGTAGTAACGTAAGCATAATTTTTCCAACCACCTACTGAACTTGGACTATAAGGAAAATCTTTTTCTTGTTCTGAGGTAATAGTTAACGGATTATCAATTAAAAGTTCTACCCCGTCTGTTGTACCTGGTTTTATAAAAATATATGGTGAATCATACCTAGTTTTACTAAATAAACCATCATCTACTGAACCGTTTTTACCACTTTCTACAATACCATCACCATTTCTATCAAAAAAAGAAATATAATTTTCTTTAGTTTCACAAGTAAAAATATACTCTTCTAATAATTCTTCAGGGTTACTAAAATAATTTAAATCACTATTGTTTATTCCGTATAAAATATTTTTTGTGATAGAATCACCAAAATCACTTAATACACCTACACCAGGATTAGAATAAAAAGTACCAACCTCTATTTCACTAGAAGAAGGCCCCCAATAAACTTTTGTTGTAGGGTTTTTATAACCGTTTAAATAATTATTCCAAGTTATATGTTTAGTTTCTATTTCACCATCATTTATAAAATGGAAAGTTTCGTTTTCGTTTTGTCTATTAATTGGTGTACCTAAAAAATTGTTTATATTTTCTAAATTTTGAGCCCAAGTAAAACCACTTAATATTGTTGTTAATGTTGGTGGTGTTGGTATTGTTGACGGGACACTACCTTTTATTGTTTGTAATCTTAAATATTTAGCGTATTTTTGGTATGAAGTAATATCAATATTGGAATTAAAATAAGTTACCCTAATTTTACTATTATTGTCAGCCTTAAAAGTTATATCTCTATAAGGTTTTGTTGTGTAATACTTATTTGGGTTTGTATTAGAATTGGCTTTCCAAACTCTAATTTTATCATCTAAAGTAAAAGTTTTACTTTCTTGGTTGAAAACAATTCCATTGTCTATATTGTATATTATAGGATTTCCAGGTTCTAAAATTGTGTAACCAAGACCACTATCCACCTCTATTAAAATAGAGGAACCATACCAACCACCTTTAACAAATTCATTTTCAATACTTAATTGATTTATTAACCTTAAAGAAAAACTACAATCTGTTTTTTTTATAAATGATTGTTTAGTATCGTTATAAATTAATTCGTTGTTCCATGGACCCCAATCGGTATAAAAGGCTAAACAATTTAAATCTTCTTCTATTGTGTTAGACTTAGTTTTAGTATAATTTTTTGTTTGGTTGTAAGTACAACATTCATTTTCAGTACAAGGTAAATAACCGTCTAAACCAAATAAAGATGAATTATAGTTATTGGCTTCTGGGTCGTTACAAAAAGGTATTGTTGTACCAGATTCAATTGGTGTTGAGAATGGGCTTTTATTAGTATTATCGTTAAAAGATTTTTTAGACCAAAGACCAATAGAGGGTATTATTTCAAGAAAAGGTTTTTTTAACTCAACACCTTTTGTGTAATGCCCAATATCCCTAACATCTTGATCTAATCCAAATTGTAGGTAATAATATTCAGATATTGGGCTATATGCCATGGTATCATTAACACCATCACCGTCTGTATCAATTAATTTAAAAGATTTGTAATATTGTATTTTTCTATTATAAAAACTCATTTTAAACTTCTAGTACATATTCTGTAAATGTTATACTATTCGTAGTGTTAGCCCCAAGTGGTAGTGATTGGTCTATTTCAAAATATCTATTTCCATTATTTAATTTAGGATTTAATATTAAAATTTTACTACTTTTCCAACTTTGGTTGTTAGCTAATATACTTATGTTTACCGGAAAAGATACGCTTAAAGGGGTATTAATAAATCTATGTACTCTACCAGTTTTAGCATTAAAAAATCTTGCTTCCATGTAAACCCTCCTATTAATGATAGTAGTAGAAGAGAATACTGGGTCATTCTTTAACCAAAAAATTTTACTAAAATTAAACGAAGGTATTGTACTACCATAGGTACTTATATCTTCAGTTAATAATAAATTTTGTGTTTTAGTATCATTATTATCATAAAAATATAATCTAAAATAACTTTTCTTAAAATTATTTTTTAAACCTATTTCAGATGGTAAAAAACCTGCTGCCTGATAACCTTCACCAGTATTTGTGCCAGGTGGAACAAAGGAGTCAGAGTTTTTATTATAAAACCTAAAATTTATTGTTATTGGTTGGTAATCTGTTGTTAAGTATTTAACTCTCTCACCATCTATTATAGGGTTTATAGATTTTAATTTTTCTCTTTTTATAAAAGAATTAATATCATCAGAATAATCTGCTGGTTCTATTTTTAGGTTTACCGGTATGTTTATGTTTTTATAGTTATATTTTGGATCTATCGTAGCCCCAGAAGATATTAAAATTCCTTGATTTGTTATATCATAAAATTCTTGTATCCCACCGTTATTTAATAAATCTTTAATATTATTAAACAAAGGTTTTAAAAAATAATTTTCAGCAAAATTTACTGGGGAAGTGTCATTAGAAAAATTCTGTCCAGGTTTATTACTATAAGTGGTTAAATAACTAGTAAACTCTTGTGTACCAGTGGCAGGATTTAACATGGGATCTATTGTACCACCAGTTAAATTAGTAAAATTATTCCTTATTTGATATCTATAAACACTCATTAACAGATTAGACTTATTTTTTGGCTATTAGTGTTATTTGTCACTGGTATCGGTACATCTGGTATTTGTCTTCTTAAATAAACGTATTTATTTAAAAATATGTAATTAGCACCATTTAAAAATGGGTAATCAACACCATTATTACCTTCTTCTATATAACCAGGTTCTAAAATATCTTTCCATTCATAAGATTTATTGGGTCTTAATTCAGCGTCACCAGGTATACCAATAACATTATCGTCAGTGAAGGCTGTTTCTATTATATTAGAAAATTTTCTAATATAAATTCTTTGGAATGGATCATAGTAATAACCCCTTTGTGGTGTGTTATTGTTATTTAAAGCAAATCTATGTACTATTTTAGATACTATTTTTTCCGTAATCTCACCCCTATTATATTCAACAAAATCACCAAAATATTCACTAGAGTTAGGGATATTTTTTTCTATAGACCCACCACCTAACGGGTTATTTTCTGATATTGTTTCTAAACCATTTGCTGTGTTAGCAACTAAATATTGGAAATCCCAATGTGCTGTCACATCAGACCAATCAATACTATTTTTACCTGATTTTTTAATAATACCTAAGTATAATTCAGTTAAATTACCACCTTTATGACTATATAAACCAACAGTATTTATATCATTAGTGAAAGTGAACAACCAAGTATCGTTAGCAACACCCAATTTATTTATATTAACTTTTGGGTAGATGCTATTTCCAAAAGAAGTTGCTTTATTTACATCATACTCATTACTTGTTAATAAAGTGAATTTTCTAATATAATAATCGGATGGTATTCCATCTAATCTCCTAAATAAAGGTTTTATAACACCTAAAGGTATATTAGTACCAGGAGTAAGACCTGTCCTTAAATCTATAACAAAATTATATCTATCTATTATATGTTCTACTCTATACAAACCGTTTAATAATGCTGGACCATTCGGGCATCTAATTTCAACATAATCAGATTTTCTTAGATTATGTGTAGAAGCTGAAAAAGCAGGTGTTAAATTACCTGTTTTAATTGTTGTGTAATTAGCATTAGTTAAAGATACTGTGGTATTACCACTAATGTCTGTTGGTGTGGCTGATAAAATTTGTTTTGGGTCAACAAAATTAATATCGTCATCCGAAACATTAATTACTCTTTTTAGTGTTAACTTATTGCCGTTAGCTGGTCCTATATATTCAGTAGTTAATCTAATATTATTTTCTAAAAAATTACCATCAACACCCAAATACTCTACTGTATGAAAACCAGTATAATTACTAAAATGGGTATTACTGTATACATAACAAATATCACCAAAGGATAATTTGTTTTTTTGTTCTGTGTTAAGTAATACTTGGTTTTTACTACCAGAAGGATTTACTGATGTGAGACTATTAATAGAAATACCTTTATAAGCCTGATTAGTACCCACATTAGTATACTTATCAATTTTACTTGGATATAATATTTGTAGAACCCAATTTTTAGGTTGTATACCATTAACAGGGTCAACATAAAATAAAAAATCCCAGTCTGTGTTTGAAGGGTACGTTGTTATTTGAGGTACTCCCCCAGGTGAAGTAGTTGTTACTGTATAAAAAATAGAGTTGTCTGTTATTAAATTTAATCTACCTAAAATTCTATATTTTGTGGAATCATTTCTTTCATCAGTAAAAAGTTGTTCGGCACTAAAATCTGAAATTATTTTATTTAGATTATTTTTTAAACCGCTAGAAGTACTCTCCAAATGTATTTTGTAGTTAAAATCTTCATCTGGAGCTAATTTATATCTAGCACTTCCTATTATTTGTTTAATATTATCCATTAAGAGATATTTACGGTATCAGTAACAGTAGAACTTCTTTTTACTCTTACTTTTATATCGTTTTCAGGGAATTTAATTTCAAACATAGAATCAACAGAACCAAATAAGGCGTAATCACTACCCAAATCTATTTGTTGTGCGTTATTAAAAGGTATTGGTGATGTTAAACTAGCTGTTGGTATAAAATTTTGTGATGTTATTGAATTTAATGAGTATGGTGCCCCAATAAGGTTATAAACCCTAATATCAATAACGTTTAATACCCCACCAACATTATTAATACTCTCAACTAATTGAGCCATATAAATGGTCTCACCCATTTGCCATTTTTTAATGTCAAAATAATTTTTAACTTTATTTATGACATTATTTATTACTTCTGATTGGTTTACTTGTTTATCAATAAATAAATCCATTTCAAAAGCTAAATTTATTATTCTACCATCCCCAACTAAAACATAATCATTAATCATACGATAATCAGCTAACCAAGTGGCAATATTTTCTTTTAAGGTATTTGTTGATTGGTTTGATAACTTACCTGAGGCATCTAAACCTAATGTGTAAATAACTATTTTATTTTGTGTTTCAGTGATTTTGTGTCTGTAAGGTGAACCAAATTTACCAGGTATTTTAGCCAATATAGCCTCATAATCTTTAATGGTTACAGCTCTGTTCTGTGAAGCGAAATTATATTTTGTATATTGTCTTATTTGGTCAACGGAAGGCACCCCAGCACCACCAATAGCTGGAACTGGATTATTCACCCTTAACGACCTAATAACAGTTTGATTAGTTGCCGTATTTGGTCCTGTAACATTAATTAACATATTTCCAACACCATTTATAATATTAGGACCCACGTTACTACTAGGACCACCACCAGCTCTATATCTAATAAACATTGTTGTATTAGGTTTAGGTATTTCACCTAAAGCGATAGTGTTGATAAAATCACCTATTTTTATTCCACTAGCCACTAAACTTTCTGATTGTTCTTGGTCAGTACTAACCCCACTACCAAAAGTTATTTTACAATAATTATTATCAGTGAATTCTCTAATAAATTTTCTTGTGGTATGAACATACTTACCAGGTTTTACCGACTCATTATCACTAACTCTAGTACCGTCTTCAATGAAAACTTTATCTTCAGCTAATGAGTCCATTTCATACCATCTTAAACTAGGATCTATAAATTGATCTATGGTAGGGTTGTTTACATAGTTTGTTCCTTCTAGATTTATAATACTTTCTATAGATAAAACATTTGTATCAGGTAAGAAAACTTCTAAAAAAGGTACTGAGTCTGCTGGAGATATAGTTTTTTTGAATATCTTAGTCAGACCATTAACTACTAATTCTCTTTTTACAATAGTATAATTTTGTAAAACACCATTATCATCGACATTAGGTAAAATTAGTCTATTAGGTACACCACCAGAAGTATAAGGTGATGAAAAATCAATATCCTCTAAATTTTCAAAAACTTGTCCACCACCTAAAACTTGTGAACCAAATCTAATTACAGGGGCATATCTAATATCCCAAGTATCACCATAAACAGGTACAACAACAGAATAATCAACCAAAGTAATACTAGGTCTTAATCCAGGTATTTTTAACCCTAATGTTCTAGCTATTGCTAAAACATTTTTTCTTTCTTGTGCGTAATCAAGAAATGTTTCATTAAACATCCTATCAGTATGGTAAGATAACATATCACCAACAGCCGCATTTAATTCTAATAACATCATACCAACTGAGGCATCATTAAAATCAGAAAATACTTCTGGGTAATATAATTTAATAAAATTAACTAACTCCGTTCTTACGTCAGCGAAATTTCTAGCAAAATAATTTATTTTTTTACTTTGTGTTGCCATATTTTTTTATTTTAAACTGTTAATGTTATAAAATCCACTTTATTTAAAGCCCCTTCAGTAACCACGTAATCAATACGAACTATAGCGGTGTGTTCTGATTTACTACCATATTCATTATCTTGGGGTCTATCAACAGTTAAAGTTGTTATTGTTAGATTTGGTATATACTTGCTAACAGCGGTTTGTATTTCAGTTTTAATATCATCTCTAACTTTATTATCATTAGGTTCAAATAAATATTGTCTTAAATTTGTACCAAAGTCTGGTAAATATAATCTATCCCCTGGTGTTGTTAATAAAAGATGTATTAAATCAGATTTAATAGCATCATAACTATTTTTATTCATTTGGAGGAAGTAGTTTTTTACTTCATCATCTCTAAACGGGAATGCTATGTTTATAAATCTTTCTGCCATTATTTTTATTTATAAATATCCAAACATATAATTTATACTATAAATATGAAATGTAAATTTTAGGCATAAAAAACCCCTCCGAAGAGGGGTTAGTTTTAACCATTTTGTTTACGAATATTGTAAAATGCTATAAGTACTTGTTGTGTTAAGGTAATATCGTTACCCCAAGACACTTTTACTTTTTTATTTGATTTCACATCCTGATCCGCTACAAGCTAATTCACCACTTAAATCAGTGTTATCACTCAACTCAACTACTTTACTTAAATCTATATTAGTAAGTGATTTCATCATTCTTTCGTAAGTTTCTTCATCACAATCTTCAAAAGGAGCTTGTTGATAACTGCCTCCATTATAGGGTAATACCGATAATCCGTTATAATATTTACGATTATCCCACATCCATTCACCAGCTAATTCCCAATCCTCATCTTTTAATGAAATTGTTGCTGATACATTATGTGTATTTTGTCCTGTTCTATGGCCAGGTTTAATCCATTCTTGTGAAACTTTTTTCACTCTTTCCAATAATTGGAATGGTGATTCATGTCTAAGGATTGAACCGATAGGTGATTTTTGTGGTACTGAAATCACAGCTGTATCATGTGGTCTGAATACTTCATCTTCAACTAATTCAGGGTGGTAGATAGATAGGTAAGTATAGATTGACTCATTTTTACCTACACGTACTCTACGAATATAATAATCATTATGCCAAGCGTGAATACCCGAAGAGGTTCCAAGAGTAAGAGAAGTTGTTCCCGCTGGTTTAACTGTTGTAGTTCTTGCTGCCGGATTAATACCGATGATACCCGCTACTCTTTCATTTTCAGTTTTAACAGCTTCAGCCGCAGCTTTCATATCATAACCCAATACAACACCTGAACCGATTCCTGTCATGGAAACACCGATTAAAGCATCTTTTTCAGTTGTTCTTTTCCAAACATCTCTTAAGTAATGGAAATCTGTATATCCTGCTTGAAGTGTCCCAATAAATGCTGCCGCTTTAACTCTTTCTTCAAAGTCTTCTTGTGATTCAATGTTAGATACATTTACCTCACAAAGATTACAGAACTGATAAGGTCTAAGTGCAATTTCACAACAAGGGTTTGTTCCCCAATCTTTATCGTAAGAAAAATAGATACCAGGTTCACCAGCCCCAGACAATTCAACTCTTTTCCATAAATCTAAGAAAAATTCTTTTGTAATTTTATTTCTAAGAAGAACTGCTGAGTTATTAGCTCTACCTCTTTGTGGGTTAAGTTCCCACCATGCACCTGATTTACAAGTAATCATTTCATTGTCATCGGCTGAAAATAAAGAGATAAGTGCTGCTCTACGGATACCACCAGCTAATACAGCGTCAGCAATGTGACATACAATATCATGTGTTTCTAGTGTTGTAAGTTTTTCACCATTTTCTTTTGCATCCAAAACTTTCTTAATGTTGTGAACACAGTCTTTTAGTGGTTGTGGACCTGGTGCTTTACCTCCTGATGTGACTAATAAAGCCCCTTTTGGTCTAATATCAGAAAAATCGAACATTGGTGTTGATGATGTTACTCCAAAGTAAGATTTCATTAAAACTTTAATAGCGTCAGCCCAACCTTCAATAGAGTCACCAACTAGGTATCTTCTTGTTCTGTCAGGGTTTGGTTTTTGTATTTCAGGTAATTTTTCAACGTGATGTTTTTGTACTGAATAACCTACACCAGTACCACCTAATAAAAGAAACATTGTTTCTGAAAAGGCATCTAAATGGTCAATAGGTAAATAAGCACAATTGTATACTCTGTTAGGTGATATTTCAATCGGTCTACCACCAAATTGTAAAGAACGCATGGAAGGTAAAACTTTTCTGTCGTATACCAACTTATAAACATTCTCAATTTCTTCTTTTAATTGTGGGTATTTTCTTTGGTGCATTTCTTTGTTTCTAGTCACCAATTCTTCCCAAGTCTCTCTTCTTTGTTTTTCAGGGAGATATTTTGCGTACTTCATGTAGACAGTAATGTCTGATAGAATTTGATTTGATAATTCCATTTTTTAAAAAATTAAAATAAATTATTAATTATTATTTACGTTCTCTTCTGATTCTTTTTGTTGTTTTCTAAGTTTTGCCATTTTCAATCTTTCTCTAGTGTTATCGTCTTTTCTTTCTTCAACTTTTTTCTCATAACCTAAGAAAGTATCAGAAGTTTCAGTATCAATAAACACTCTTCCGTTATCAAATGTACAATCTTCAAAAATAACCCCATCTTTTCCGAATCTAGATTTTAAAACTGCTATCGTTGCTCTATTACTTTCTTTTTGAGTTAGAGTCCTCGCGATAGACATTATGAAGTGACCAATTTGAGCCTTCTTAATTGACCCACCCATTTGGTCACCTGTAACCACGTCTGATGAAATTGAACTTCTGTTTCCTTGAACTGCTGTCCAACCCACCATTTGATATTCAGCTAACATAGATTCAAAACCTCTCATAACATTACCTTCACCAGACCATTCATCATTGTATCTTCTAGTGGATTCAACACAATCAATGTAATCAAGAATAATAATATCAGGTTTAAAACCAACTGAAATTAAATGTCTGATATAGGATTTAATGTGGTTAACAGTAACTCCTTCAGACGAAAACTTTCTAATAACTAAATCGTTTTCTTTACCACTCGTTCTATCTTTTATTACATTAATAACATTTTCTTCTTGTTCAGATAAAGCGTTTAACTCTATACCACTCCAACAAGATGCATGTTTTCTTTTGATAACGTCTGGTATGTCTTCAAAAACAATTTGTAAAACATTATACCCCATATTATATGCGGTATTTGAAATTTTAGTTAAGATGGTAGTTTTACCAACTCCATAAGGAGCTAAAATAACACCTAACTCACCTCGTGATAACCCTCCGTCAGTCAATTCATCGATACCACTTATTCCCGTAGGAATCGGATGTCTAAAATCCGGTTTCAAAACTGTATCCCAACCTTCAGAGATAGAGGTTCCATCATCTTTTTCTGCTCCCACAGATAAAGCTTCTTTCATAATTTCTGCACATTCCTCATACTTATCAAAATCACCGTTATCAATAATTTTTGATATCTTATCATTTGCCTTTTTGAGCTCTTGTTGTCTACAGAAATTTAAAGCCTTTTCTTGGACGAACTCCCAATCTTCAACTTCTAAATTTCTAATTTCTTTTGTGATTTCAAACACATAATCTTGTGTTATCTTATCCTTAATTTCAACTTTAAGAATTGTTTCTAATGTACTCCAAGAAGGTATTTTTTCAAATCTTTCAAAATAATCTTTTATTGTAGCAATAATTAATCTGAAATACTCATTATCAAAATACTTCGCGTGTATTATGTCAATAATCCTATCGCCGAATTTTTTGTTTGCTGGATGTAGAATTTGATTTATTAATTCTGTTTGAAACTTATATCCTAAATACCCTAATGTAACTTCTTTACTCATATCCAACATTTAATAATAAGTATATTTTTACTGTGTAATTCCGCTATGTTCCACACTAAAATATTCTGAAGAAAATGTTTCTTGGATTTGTTTGATTAAGGCAGGAATAATCTTACGAACATCCACAGAATATCTTACACGTTGTGGATAAACGTTACCAGTAAACCTCTTTTTAACCACACATTTGTCATCAATTTTAATTTCGAAGTCAAATATGTCTTCATTTTCATAGATGTTCTCAACAACTATTTCTTCTTTTGTTTGTTCCTTGTAAGGATTGTAATTTTTGTACAAATATTCATAAGTTTTTTCCTTCAAATCATCTTCGATTAACTTAACACAATCATCAACACAATCTTTCAACTCTAGTGAATTAAGGATTTTTTGGTTGAAATTTTTAATGGAAAAAAACCTTTGGCAAATAATGTTAGAATTAATGTACAATACAAATTCAAATTTTTTCATCTTTTTTGTTTTTAAAATTTAACTTTTCTTTTTTTAATAATTTAATAAATGGTTCCATAAAATTTAGGTAACCGTTTTCACCTCCAGGTATTGCGTACATCACACCGTCTTCTAGCATCATTTTTAATACGTTTTTGTAATCTCTACCTTCGGGGTCTAATGGTAATTCTACTAAATTTTTAATTGATTCTCTAGCCTCTTCTGTTAATAAAGGTTGATTTAAATCAATTATTTTTTGATTTATTTCATAGAATGGACCTCTATGAACTCCTTTAGAAATTCCTTTAATGATATTATCAATAACTTTAAAAGGTTTAACACCTCTTTCCTCTTGGATTAATTTACCTTGTTCAAATATTTCATCCAAAGTCATTTTACGTTCTTTTAGTTGTGGGAAGTGTGTTAATAAAGTATTTTCTGTTACACCATCAATACCTTTAATATTATCACTAGTACAACCTTCTATGATTTTAATTAACCCAGCATTTGAATAATGATGTTCAAAAAACCATTGGTAATTACCTATACCAATTTCCATCTTTTTATCAGCCAAGAAAATAGTAATATTTTCATTAATCAATTGACAAAGGTCTCTATCATTAGTATAAATCATAACCTCTTCCATTTTATTTCTATTTTGGCAATAGAAGGCAATTAAATCATCTGATTCTACATCAGGATGTTCATACTGTCTAATAAAAAGATCTTCCGCGTATTGTTTAACTCTGAGTTTTTGTAGTTCGTAATCTTGGTCAAAAAATCTAGGTCTATTACCTTTGTATTCAGGATAATAATCTAAACGTAAAGTACCACCACGTTCACCATCCCATGTAATTACTACTTTATCAATTTTATGTTCAACGATTATTTTACGTAAAGTGCTATAGAAAGCAAATATACCACCAATGTGTTTGTCTTTATGGTAAACGTTCTTAGCCCCGTTATAGGAACGTTTCATAAGAACGTTACCATCGACAATCAGTGTTTTTGTTTTTTTAGGTTTTCCTTTAGGAATTCGCAGACCCATTCGTACTGAAATTAAAAGGTCCGACAATATTTCTTCTTTGTGATTCTTCTTCAGATTCAATTAAGACTTCTAAATCAATTAAAAATTGTTTTTGTTGTTCATTAAGAACACCATTAAATAGGTAATCCTCAATGGTTCTTTGAATTAAATAATAACAAGACAATTGGTTTTCACCATTTTCTGTCATAGCCTCTCTATTCAAGTCTAACAATCTATAATAATCTATTTCCATAATCTTAAATTAAACCATCAATTTCCTCACTATCAAATTCTTCAGATTCTTCAATAGCAAAATCTAAATCATTTTCATCAACTTCATCAAGTCCACTTTGGATAAACATGTTAATCCAATAATCAGCGTACTGATCTTTGTAATCTTTTTCAGCCTCCTTAGAGTCTTCAATGAAGTCGTGTGGTGTAACAATAACTTTACCATCCTGATACCCAATCCCATTTACGTGATTTTTAAGGATTGAGATTTTAGAACGAGTTCCGTAATTAATACTTCTACCATTTTTAGTTGCTTTTAATTTATTTGTTCCAGCATTTTTTTGACTACCAAACAAGAAAATTAAAGTACTATTAAGATAGATAGCTTCACCACCTTTCATTTTAATTCTTGGTTGTCCCATAGGTGAATCAGGTAATTCTACCCACGGTTGGTTAACAATAATCAATGTGTTTGTATGTGTAGAAGTTTCTTTTCTAGAACCTGTAATTCTACCATTCAATCCCATACCAATTTTATCAGCCAATACAGAGGCGTTGTGCATTTTACCACCCTTACCATCAAAAGTCATCTTACAAGGAATAGAACCTACTGAATCCCAAAGGAAACAGATATCTAAAGGTTTACCATCCTTACTCCAATTTTCTTTTGCTTGTACATCAAGAATTTCATTCATGTAATCAGTAATTTGTTCAATATATTCAAAGTCATCTTTAAAAATAAAGAACCCACTCCAATCACCTGGTGCATTTTCAGTACAATCAAATCCCATCAATTGAGCGTGTTTAAAACTCCATTTCTTTTCAGTAATGATGAAGATTGGTAAAATGTTATTTTTCTGACACCAAATGGCACTCTTAATGAGTGCCGTGGTTTTTCCAGTGTCAGAATGCCCCAAGAATACATTTAAATGCCCAATAGCAGGTCCTGGTACACCAGTAGCTTGTTGGAACACTTTACCTAAATCAATAAACCTATCAGGTTTATATTTTGTTTTTGATGAGAATCTATCGGATATAGAATCCAATGAAAACTCTTTTTTCTGAATTGTTTTCTTAGACATTTTTTAATTTTTTAGAATGGATCTTCATCTTCATAATCATCATTAACCTCTACTGTTTTAGTTTTTGGTGCTGATGTGTTTGATTTAAAAGATGATTCAGTTTCAGTGTCATCACCTTTAGCGACAAATTTCTCAAGATTTTTATCCCATGTAGGAGTTTCACCGTCAGCAATTAACTGAACATAGTCTAATGGTTGTGCTTTGTAAATTTCTTTCCAAGTCAAACCATCACCCATCCATTCTTTAGCTTGAGATGATTTAGGTTCAGTAAGAACCGATTGGTCTTCAGACATAATAGAAGTAATTTTAGCGTAACCTTTGTTATCTTTACCGATAATCAAAGTTAAGTCTCTTCCTTCTCTTGGGTCTGTTACGTCACCTTTTTTAGTGAAGATAGGGATAATTTTATCCAAAGCCCCTTCACCTTTATAGTTGTGTGGGAATCTCCAAAATTTAATACCATCTTTTTCATTAGCTCTATCAATGATTCTAGCTAAATAAAATTTCTTAGCTGAATACTGTGTTGCTAATTCTTTGTCTGTTTTGTTTCCTGTTTCTTTCCAAGATTTGAAAAGGTCGTCGGAAACTTCACACAATGGACAATGTTCACCGTCATTGTGTTTTCTACAATAAATTTTACGCCATTTACCACCCACTTTAACTGAATGCCAATGACCTTCATCAAATGGAGTATCACCTTCTTTAACAAGGGGATGAACTCCTTTTTTAGGAGGCATTATTCTAATGGTAAATTCACCATTATCATGACCTTCTTCAAGTCTTACAGCAAAATACTTACTGAAATCTTGTTCGTATGAACCACTACTACTACTGTTTCCAGTTTTGTTGTTTTCATACTGTTTTGCGATTGCATCGAGTACACTCATAACTACTTTTTTTTGTTAATTAATAAATTTGTTATATTGTTAATTATAGTAAAACATTCTTATAAAGTAAACAAAAAAGAGGTCTTTTGGACCTCCTTTTATTTATCTATTTTTTAATATTTTTCTTTTGTTTCTAGATTCGGGTACAAAAGATTTTTTAATGTCAACATCATTAAAATCGTCAACATCTTCAGGGGTTATTTTATATTCAACTTCCCTACCATCGACATTACTTTCACCACCACTAATATCATAGTGTTTGTTTTGTGCTGCCTTTTCAGACCAATAATCACTTAATTTCATATTAAATGGATAACTATCTAAAGAACGTAATTCTAATTTTTCTTCAGGTGTTTTAATGTCTTGCTCTAATTTAGTAATTTTAGAAGCGATGGAATCCATTTTAGTTAATTGTGATTCAAGGTTAGAAAGTTTATCAGTTAAAGCTTTTAAATAAGACATGTTTTCTTGACCCACTGATACAGCTTGTTGTGCCATTTCTCTAGCCTCATCTGATTTAGATACAATTGATGTAACGTCAATTTCTTCAACTTCAGAATCACCAGCATCTTCTAGATCATCAACAGCACTAAATTCATTAGCAGTACCAAATTCATCTTCTGTTTCTTCAGTATCACCACCTTCAGCTGGCATTTCATCACCTCCTTCCTCAGCAGTTGCTGCATCTTCTGGATTACCAGTATCACCAAAGTCAAAATCAGGATTTTCTTCTTCGGCAGGTTTTTGTTCCTCCTCTGGGTCAGCCTCATTTAACATTTCAGATTCACCAAAATAAGCACTTCTATTTGGACCTACTTTTTCAGTAATCATACCCTTAGTTGGGTCATAACCCATAAGGGATTTAAATCTTTCTAAATCTTCGTTTATTTTATTAGCCATTTTACCTAGTATATTCACTTAATAGTTGACGACCATCACTAGTGATGATTTTTTTATGTTCTCTTTGAACTAACTCTTGGTTATCTTTTATAAGACACTCCTCACCTTCACAGTTTTTTTTATCTGTTAAAAAGTTATTTAATTTGTCTTGAAGTTCTTTTTCTCTTTTTTTATTAATATCTTCCATGACTATTTTTTCTTATAAATATGCCCTTATTCTACAATTTTCATATTTAACTTTAAAATATCTAATTCATTGTTTTTAATTAGAATTATAGAATTTTCATATTTACCCCAATCTAAATTATATTCCGAATAATTAACATTACCCGAATCTAAATTAAAATCTTTTTCTATTAATTTATTTAAAGCATTTATCGTGAAAAAAGTTGTACCCTTTTTATGTATTTGTACTGTTTTAGGTAATTCTTTTTTTATATTTATTTTTTGGTCAAATTCTAAAAATATTTTGTAGGTTAATAGTAAATCTTCAGTATCAGTTTCAAAAAGAAAAACAGACTTTTTTTTTACCCCGAAAGTTTTGTATATTTTATATAAGAATTTATCTAGATAAGATGGGTTAACAAATGTCGCTACTAATATTATCTTCTTTTGCATTTAAGTACGGGATATATTTTATATCAATGTTACCTATATTTTTTGGTAATTCATCATATTTTTTCATTGTTATTAGATTTTTAATTTCATCAATTATGTCCCAAGACATAAAAGATAAAAGACCCATATCTATATGATAAATTGTTTTACCACAATAAATATAAAGTCTATCCGAATATAAATATCCATCACATCCACTAACGTTCTTTTTAACAAAATTTAAATAATCCCACCTTGTTTCAAAATCTAATGGATTTAAATTATTTATTTTAATTTTATTAACAATTTCTTCCAATGACTCAATTAAAAAAGAATTCATGTGTTCTTCAAAAACTTTTCTTTTTTCTCTTGGTGAAAAGGTCCAATAAAATTTTTCACCGATTTTATGATTTAATATTGAAGCTCCTTTTTCTTTAGCTAAATCCCAACCAACAATAATTTCAATAACACCTTCGTCAAAAGACATTATTTCTGTCATGTAAGGTTTTACTAAACTAGTATCTTCGGTTGTGATTTTAATTAAAAACATTTGTTAAAAATAAATAAAAAAGTTATAATTTTCAATCTTAAACACTATAATCCTTAAGAAGTTTCATTTGATATTTAAACCATTCACTACTCGCATTATGAGCTTTAGTACTAGTATCAAAATTAGGATCTAATTCACTACTATTTTTACTAGGCCACAATAAAGTCCACCCATTATCGGTATATTGTTTATAGTAATCTTTTAATTTTTGCTTAGTATACCCGTTACTAACACTTCCCCAACCATAAGTTCCTGGTAAAACATAAAGTGTTGCATTTGGGAATTTTGACTTTAATGTATTAGTGTAATTTTTAATTTTGTTTTTAGTGTCACTATTTACTGGATAACCATCATTTGTACCTATACCTACTTGGAAGTAAGATTTAACTTCTTTATAAGTGTTTGTGTCCGCTTTTACTTGTGAAGCCAGCCAAGATAAAGTTTTACCAGGGCAGTTATAGTATACATAGATGTTATTAGAAGATAAACTTCCGTATGTACTACTCTTACTTATACCATTTAAAGTACCAACTGAAGAAGAACCAACAATAACATTTAAAGCCCCACTTAAATTTCCACCACCATTTAAACCAAATTTTACAGCGTTTTTATCACAACTTTGTCCTTTTGGTGTGAGGTTTCCACTATTAGATTTACCTGTACCGTTTTTACAAAAATCATAAACTTGTTGAGCATAACCACCTCTTTTTTTCCATTCAGTTTCTTTTTTACAATCAGCACATCTTTCCCATTTTTCCGCTACATATTTTGCTGCATCATAAACTTTAGTATTACTTTTAAATCCATTAAAAAGATTCCCTTCTATTTTTGTTAACCATTCTATTAGATAACCATAATTAATTTCATCATTAGCGGGTGTATTATCAAGATTAACATTTTTTGTGTTAGCGTATTCTTTAAATTTATCTTTTAAATTTTTAGTTGTCCATTGTGCCCAACCATAACCACCACTACCAGATTCTGAAATTAAACCTGTTTTATT